AACGGGTTGAATACCTGCGCAAGGTGCTACGGGCGCCTGCGTGGATTCTGCCGAGGTGAGGTCAGCTGGCGCTGGCTCCTGATGCTCGCCATGAAGTGAGCCCTGTATCGTACCCAACTCAACGATCGTACCCAACCCCCGGACCGTAAGGTCCGGGGGTTTCTGCGTTGCGCCCCATCCGATCGGATACTAACCAGCGGAGGTAGAATGCTCAGCTACGGGTCATCTATGCGCGCGCGAGGGTCGGCCGGACATCCCGATGAACTCGACGGAGCGGAGCGCAATTCCGAGGATGTCCAGCAGGTGCTTCGGCTCTCCGAGTACCCCCCTCCCCTACCTCGCTCGGGCGCGTGCTTCGGCCGGTCAAGGTGCTCGGGCTGGGAGGGTGCCTGGTACCCCAGGCCCCGTCCCGGTGCGCCTCCGGCGAGGTCAGCTGGGGATGGGTCTACGACCCATCCCCCCTTGAAGGATCCAACGCTGATCTTAAGGGGACCCTAAGGACTCATAAGGAAAGAATGTAATGGGCGGTCGAGAAGAGTCGGCTCCGTGTATAGATTTGACCTACCCCAAAGGGGACCCCGCTGATAATACATAGAGAAAAGCACCCGGCGGCATTGCCCGAAATGGAGCCACCGCTTATATATAGAAGGCCAGAAGGGAATGATTCCCAAACGCAAACACAACCAGCAAGAGGAAACTACGATGGAACTGCTCGTCATCGAAGGGCGGGTCGCCGCCAACACCTACCGCGCGATGGTCTACGCGAAGCACGAGGGGGCTCTGTTCGTCGTCTGTCAGCGCGCCGTCACCAAGGGGACGCGAGATGAGATCGCCCCCCAGAACCTCGCTCTGGCTCACGTCGAGGCCGTGAACCTGATGCGCGGTCGGGAGTTCCGATCGTTCCTCCAAGACAACCTGAACCTGGCCTGGGAACCGCTGATGCGGTCCAGCGGGCGCTCGATCGAGACCGCGGCCAACGCTCTGATCGCGGATGCTGGTTCTTCGGCCATGACCGAACTGGCCGAAGCCATGGCCAAGATGCCGACCGGACTGAGCGAGAACGTGCTCACTGCGACCACCACTGCCATCGCCAGCCAGATCGCTGCCAACCGCGGACTGAAGTGGTCGGCCAAGAAGGGCTTCTACGGAGACAACAGCACCGCCTACCAGATGCTCGAAATCCGTGAGGTCACTTACGGCAAGAGCAAGATCAAGGTGCTCGCTCTCCAGTCCGACGATCTCTCCGACATCTACTGCGAGGTCGAAGCCACGGAGCACAACGCTCCGACCAGCGAGTCCTCTGATGAGGTCGACCAGGACTGCACCGACGACAGCGACTACGACGCCGAGACGAGCGAGGACGAGTCCGAGAAGACGACCGCCGACCCGGATGACATCCCGTTCGTCGAGTAGACACCTACGAGTGGTAGCCGTTCGATGCGGCCATGACCACCCTACCCCCCCGATCGCAAGATCGGGGGGGTTCTTTCTTGGAGAAAGAATGGATAAGCCCTGGGAACGCGGTCGGGATCTTCGACGGAACTATACCGGACTGTACTCGATTACGAATATGCTCCCGGAACGTGAATGGTCCCCGCCCCTAAGACATTTCCCCGACCGGAGAGTGCGCATATTCCTCCCGGAAGACACAGCGCAGGTCGGGATCCACACGGACCTATCTCTACAGATGATCGAACTCAACCCCTATCTTGGGGTCGAACGTCATTTCATTCCCGACTGGATGCAACCAATCGGCTTACCCCTCGGGCGTGTCGAGGACTACTATCGGTCCAGAGATGACGGCACACAGAGGATCAGGCAAGTCGTAGACACCAACGTCTACGAAATGCTACTCGCGTCTCGTTACGTCCGTGCGAACGCAAGCAAGTACAAAGTGAACGTGCAGTCTGCACCGATCGCGGAATGGTGGCTCCTCGGTGTAAGCTCGACCATCCTCGCAAAAGTCCTGACCTGGCCGGAATACGATCTCGAACGGACGAGAGGACAGATCGCATTCTGGCTCCGCACCATTACACACCCGAACATCATCGAAGCCGTACGTAGTGGAATCGCAGGCGACGGACGGTGGCTTCTAAAGCGCATCCCATTCGTTCCAACCGTAGGAGCGAAACTAGCGAAGTTCGACCGCATGTCCATCTTCCATCCGAAGGCTCGGGAACTCTTAACGACCGTCGAAGGAATCATTACGAGAGTGACAACCTGGAACATCGCGGGAGTCGAAACGGACAGGTGGCTCAGACAGTACACCGAGGAATACCCACGGGAAGCCAGCGACTATCGCACTCGAATGACCGATCTCTTCTCCGAAACTGCACCGACCATCGCAGCGATCCTACCCCCCACCGATATTCCACGGATAGAACGGATCGGAAAGAGCATGGATTTACGACCTCTAATCGAGGCGATGAAGGCCAAACTCAGCCGATGATGTAGCCGAGTGTAGCCTCCTGCGAGATGTAGCCGGGATGTAGCCTAGTGTAGTGTACCCTCCGGGTAACTGTTTCGATTCTCAACTTCGTGAGGATCAAAGCGGAATATCCCGAGATGTAGCCCGAATGCACCCCCCGAAAAGCCAGGTTGATCCTCGATGTAGCCAAAATGTAGTCGTTAGTGTAGCCATTATTCCCTATTAGAACCTGGCTTTTCGCCCAGAATGTAGGGGTGTGTAGTCACCAGGAGAGGACTATACTACTACAACTATTTTCCAGTATATTAAACAATAGCTGGCGGCTACACTACACTACATGCATGAAGAGTCCGATTTAGAGATCCGGAGATGACTACACTGGACTACACACCGGAACGGCCACCCCGGAGCGCGCGAGTCTCGGGCTGACGCCACCCCCCCAACCCGGTGCCCCCCTTGTACTTGTCGGTTGATCGTGCTACACTGGATGAAAGGGATTGTCCGTGGCCAAGAACAGAGAGCCAAAGCCGGAGCCGATTGTAGTTGCGCTGCCGGATCGTCTGCTCGCTCTCCTCGCAGAGGGTCAGATCACCGACCCTCAACGCTACCGCGACCTGGCTTCCGCTCTGATGGAGGCCGCGCTGTTGGGTGCCATCCCTTCGAGTCGTACAGGATTCATTAGAGAAATGATGGCAATGATGCGTGACTCGCTCATGACGAAGACGGGGAGCGATAGCCCGAACGTCATTCTGAACACGCTGTTTTCGATGAGTCAGGACAGTGGAGCGAAGCGAGTCGGCGTGTACGATGTGAATCTTGATGAGCCGGAAGAAGAGGTCAAACGCCCCGAGAAGATCGAGCGTGCATCCTCTTCCGAACTGCGTGAACGGCAGATCAAGGAGATCCCGTTCGATTCAAGGATGTTCGAGCGCGAGAGCGCATAGAGGAAATCATGGAAAAGCGCAAGGGTAGGAAGAACACTGCGAGCATGACCCCCACCGAACTGATCAAGGAAATGGTCATCGAGGAACCGGCCGCGCAGCCGGTAGAGGAACCGAAGGAAGCCTCTCGTGATCTGATCGAAGACACGCTCACCCTGTTCTTCACCTACCACCGACCGAAGAACGCGGCGCAGTCTGATCTCTACAGCAGGATCCGCATACAGGAGGAGATCGCGCACAGTGAGTTCGAGCGGATCTGGCTGACCATCCGTGCAGGGGAGACCCTCAGTTCCGAAGCCCCGACCGTCTTCGATCGAATCAACGGGGTATGCCGCGAGTTCGCCCGCGTGATCTTGACGAAATGCGCGGACTTTTCTTCTACGACCATGGCGTTCGAGCACGTGTGCAACGCTCGGATGCTGGCCAACGAGGGAGTCGCGACCTGGAGTGGGCACAACTTCCAACTCGCGCACGATCAGCTCCTTCTGGCTCGCCTGTGCGCGAGTCGCTCCGTCGCTATCGCCGGCGTGCTGAGCGAGCCGAGCGAATAGACCAATCGGAGGTCTCCGTGGAAGAACTGATCGCTCACCTGTTCGGGGATTACGTCCTTCAGGCGCATCGCATGGCAGTGAGGAAGGTCGACTCCGCGACGTGGGCGGTCATCCATGGAGCGTTCTACACGATTCCCTTCCTCCTGCTCACGCAGAGTGTAGTCGCTCTCTCTGTGATCTTCTTGACTCATGTCGTGATCGATCACTGGCGGATCGCGAGCCGCCTGAAAGCTCGGTATGAACGACTGTGGTCGGGATCCATGCGGGAGTTCTCCTCGGCGCCAGCCTGGATCGCAGTGTGGGTCACGATCATCATCGACAACAGCTTCCATCTGCTGATCAATCATCTCGCGTTGATGCTATGAAGCAGGATGGTCAGGTCCGACTCATCGTAGTCCCGTGTAGTCGGGATCCCGCACTCGTGTACCTGCGTAAGGTGCATCGACATCACGGCCGACCACAAGGATTCAAGTTGGCCTTAGCTTGCCTGGAAGAGGCGACCGGTAGAGTCTGTGGGGTCGCAATGCTCGGGCGTCCGATCGCTCGTGGGTTGGATGATGGCTACACGTGGGAGGTGGTTCGCCTCGCGACAGACGGTACGCCCAATGCGTGCAGTGCGCTTCTGGGGGCCTGTGCGCGCCTGTGCCGCGTGCTGCGTCTCCGGGTGGTGACGTACACCCTACCCGAGGAGGGGGGAGCCTCGCTGCGTGCGGCCGGCTGGGAGCACCGGGCTCGAACTCACCGTACGCCGGAGCGAACTTGGGCCAACCGTCCCGACCGTGAGGATTGGGTTGGGGGCGACAAAGATCGGTGGGGATTGGATTTCCGCCCGACTGACTTGCCAAAGTTGGTTTGGGAATGAACAAGGCGATTGCTAGTGCGATTCAACTTCTGCGTCAGCCTGACTTGGCATTGCAGAAGTTCGGGCAGGTGATCGATCAGAAGACAGGGAAGTTCGTTCCCTATGATCCTTACCGCCTGACCCACCAGTTGCAGAGTACGATCGTAGCGTACTACTCCCACCCGCCGGTCACCTCCGACGACCAGACGATCTTCCTGAATGTACTCGGATACAGACAGGGGGGGAAGTCGGTATGCGGTGAGTACGCTGGATATGTGAAGACAGCGTATAATCCCGGGTGGGATCATGTATGCTACGCCGACGTACGCCCACGTGCCGAATACCTTCACGGTCGCGTGCATCACCTACACGCTCGGTGGCCGGAAGCGGTACGTTCCCCCACAATGCACACGCGCGAGTCGTTGCAGCTCACATTCGATCGCCGCATCGGTGGCAAGATGCGTGTCCTCTCTGCGGATAAGGGCTTTGAGGGTGTTGGTCAGAGTCCTGACAGTTTGCACGCGTCGGAAGTCTTCGTATGGAAGGATATGGCGACCAGCTATTCCTTCCTTCTCCCTTCGATGATCAATCGAGATCATGCCCTGTGGCTGACTGAATCAACTCCAGGAAATGCCGGGAGCGATTGGCACGACCACTACAGAGCGGGGAAATGGCACACCGATCGCTTTCGCTCGGTATTCTTCCCATTCTGGGACGGCGTATTGAACACCCGGCCCTGGCCGGAGGGGGAGGTGCCGACCAATGAGGAGTTGCGTCTGATCGAGAAGTATGGTCGGAAGGGGCTGTCTCTCGACAACCTTGCATTCCGCCGGCTCATGCTCAGTTCGGACACGGAGATCCGCCGACGCCCCGAACTCTTCGGGATGTACTACCCCTTCGATGACGTGACCTGCTGGGTGTCGCAGGGATCTAGCGCGATTCCATCACACGCATTGGATAGACACCTTAAAGGTGACCTGGTTGAATGGAAGTACGGCGATGACTACGTGGAGTATCTGTCACCCAACCCGAATGCTACCTATGTAATCGGCGTTGATCCATCCGGGTACGCGGCTCGCGATCATGTGGCCTTCCAGGTCCTCGAAGTCTGGTCCGATGCGATCATTCAAGCCGCGACGTTCGCTGCACACCGGAATCCGATTGATGCATGGAGGAGCATTCAACATGCGGGGTACCGATACAACAAGGCACTCCTCGGAATAGAATCCAAGGGTGTAGGTCAGGGTATCTTGACTCTCGCTGACAGTCAGGAATACCCTAACGTCCTGGAACTGAAGGTGGGGAATCCGGGCATCGCGGTCGGACCGCACAACATCGAACAGTTAACCGCGCAGTTGATCGATGCTCTCATGGACAGACTGATCCTATACGACTCCGATCTGGTGGATCAGCTCGGAACGTACAAGGGTGACAAGGCGACGGAGCAGACTGCCCGGGCAGAAATGCTCGGGAGAATCGCTCGCGGCGGTCGGAGAGACCGGCACCATTGGGATAAAGTCTCCGCGCTCATGATGGCCGTGGAGACAGTCAAGTACGCTCCGACGAGAATCCGATCTGGTTTTCGTCGAATCGAGTCTGACAATGCCGTTCTCTTCCCCGGGATGACATGGGAGCATTGGGAAAAGTTGCAGCGCGAGCAGGCCGAGGAGGTTGCTTCCCGCGGGCGCGCGCGCTATGGTGTGAATGTCCCCCACACGAAACGCCGATGGTAGGCTGTAGGACTGAATGCACCCGATAGTCATACAGGAGCTACTGAAAGGGCACAAGCAACGTGTCGAGCGGATCGAAGTACGATACCGCCGGTACATGCAGTGGCTGCATGGTGACTTCTGGGCGGACGACCCAGCCGACCCGGAAGCAGAAGGTCTTGCCGACACCAACTATTCGTACGCATTTCTCGACTCCATGGTCGCTGGCATCGTCCCGACCAACCCGAGGGTGACGATCACGGACCTCGTTGGGAAGAACGAGAAAGCTGCGAAGATGCGACAGGCGGTTGCGAATGCGACCCTGCGGCAGACCGACGCGACCCGTCTCCTCTGGCGTGCGGCAACGCAGACGGGCGTACGCGGATCGTCCTTCCTACGCGCCGACTTCAGTCGGAAGCAGGAACGCATTCGCTTCTCCGTGCGCGGTCCCCAGCACGTGTGGCACGACCAGCAGGCCGACTCCTGGGATCAGATTCGCTATCTGATCGAGGTTGTTCCGATCTACGCAAGTCAGTTCAGGCAGCGACAGGAGAAGAAGAACGGGTATAGGAAGGACGCAAGTCCGGCATCGCAGATGCAGTACCCGGACTGGCTCCTACCGGTCGTACAGGAGGAGATCGACGCGGCGATGACCGCCGTGGAGTGGGTTGTGATCTATGAGGTCTACGACTTCGTAGATCACAAGTATTACCACGTACTGGAAGACGTGGAGAAGCCACTGTTCGAGCACGACCGGTTCCCCCTCGAAGAGATCGGGAACAGGTTCTTCCCCATCATCTTCAACGACGCGATCGATGCTCTCGCCGGGATCAGCGATATCAAGCTGATCGAACGGCTCCAAACGTACCTGAACGAACTCGATACGGTCGCCCTTCAGCACGCGCAATCTTCCATTCCCATCCCGGTGGTGGATACGAAGGGTCTGGACAATCCAGACGACTTTATCAAGAACTACGCGAGGGCAACATCACCGCGGGATGTGATCCCCGCGCAGATCAAGGGGGCGAAGACTCTCGCCGACGTACTGACCTACTCGAAGTCCCCTCCGATCTCGCTGGACATGCAGCGGATTCGGGACACATTCGAGCGGGCGATTCACTTCATTCTCGCCCTTCCGCTATACGAACGCGGAGTTGTCGGGCAGGCCGACATTGCGACCGAAGTCGCTCTGGCGCAAGAAGGGGTCAAGACACGCAACGGTCGCCGTTACGTCACGGTCAACAACTCGGTACGCTGGATGGGGAGGGTGTCTGGAACGATCGCTGCGTATCGGTTCACCAGTACCAAGTACGTGCGTGACTCGGATGGCAAGCCCCTGGCGATCGAGCCCAGAGTCATGGGCAAGGTCCCCATGAACAGGGACGAGGACATCTATGACTACGACGTGACTCCGTTCTCCCCCCCGGAGGATTCAGTCGCGACGAAGCTCCGAAACGCCGAGAAGATTCTTGACCGTGCTCTCCAACGGGGAGACGTGATCAAGGTGCGGGAACTCTTCGTCGAGATGTTCGACCTACTCGGCTTCGATCCGTCTAAGTTCGTCATGTCTCCCGAGGAAATGGCGCAGGCCGCTCAGGCAGCGGCGGTAGCGGCTGGCGGTGGGCAACCGGGCGCGGGTGCCCCCCCACCCCCTGGTGCCGATCAGATCAACCCTGACTACGGAGTTCTCCCCGGTCCCGGTGGAGAAGTTCCCGGGATTCCGACTGGAAACTCAATGCCCCCTGGTGTTGCAGGCGGTCCTGGAGTATAAGATGAAAGAAGATAAGGTGATCGTTCTGGAACGTCCCAAACTTACGGGTCCGGGCAGACTCATCGTCCCTCCGGCGGTCAGTACAGAGGTCGCACGAGAAGTGCAGGCTTCGGTGGAAGAACGACTCCTCGAAGTGGATCTGGGGTGGTCCGACCTCATCGATCGTATCTCTCAGCGCGCTCCGGGAGCACCGACTTCGCTGGATGTTCGTGCCTTCGTCTTCCACTTCGTCTCGATGATCCAGGCGTTCACTCCGGCGATCTGGATCCGTGATGAAGCGGTACTGCACGCCCGCACGGCCGGGATCGCGCTCGTCGAGTACACCGACTATTCCCCGAGGGTTGAGGTGAGCGATACGACGATGCGTGCGCTCCTGCTGATCGACATCGCAAAGCAGGAGATGATCAAGGCTCGGCTTGTCTGCCTGATCGCGATCGAACAGGGAGCGCAGAAGTAGATGCCGATGTACGACTACTATTGCCCTACGTGTGAGGAGTTCGATGAGACGTTCGAGCATCATGCAGTAGTCGATCTGCACTGTCCGAAGTGCAATTCCTCTGCATTCAAGGTCCTCGGCGGGCTGACCGTCATCGGGATCACTCCGTCGAAGCCGCTAGAGATCAAGTCTCGTGGAGTTCGATTCGATAGCGAATCCGACTTCAAACGCTGGCAGAAGGTAAACCCCGAACCCCTGATCTTCCCCGGAACGCAGAAGATGAAGGAAGTTCAGGAGTACGCGCGGGATGAGTCCGACACCATCGCGCGTAGGATCGGATTCAACAACATCGAAGATTACCAGCGGTTCCAACGGGGCCGACTGAAGGAGCAAGCACGTGGCTACCGCGACCGATACGAAAAGTGATGACCTTCAGGGAATGATCGATTCCGGCCTCGACGAGATCGGAAAGAAGCTGCACCCCGGGTCTTCGACTCCCCTTCCGGTTCCCGCAGACGGTGGAGTGTCCCCACCGTCCGACACGGATGATGGGGCGGGTACACCGACCGCGGGTGGCCCGGCGGGTCGTGACGTAGAGAAGGTGATCGACGAGGCTCTGATCGGTGGCGTGCAGTCCGCTTCGGACCTGATCGCAGCAATTCGGAGTGCGGGGTACGAGATCGTTCCCGCCCCTGCCGAGAGTGGTCCGCTGCCCATGTCCCCCAGAGAAGGATTCGACGCCGATCGAGCGTCGGCTATTCAGCAAGCACTGAACGGATAGGAGATCACAGATGACCCCCGAAACAATGCCTCACAGTGAGACTTCTGCCGGAGGAACGACCAGCGGCACCAGCGGTGCGACTGGCGGTAGTGATGCCGGTGGATCCGGTGGTGGTGGTGCCAGTACAGGTTCGGGGGGTGGAACTCCTGGTGGTGACACTGGAGGATCCGGCGGGATGCCCCTCGGTGAACCGAACGGGGGGTCTTCGGTCGGAACGGAGGACGCGTTCGACTTCGAGCAATGGGATTTGTCCAAGGAATCCCTCCCCGCAGCGCATCATCCGGTATACGACCGGTTGTACGGCCACCTGACTTCACAGCACTCCGAGGAACTACGTCAACTCCAGTCGGAACTGGACGTGTGGAAGGCTCTCGGGAGCGGTGATGAGGCTGCGAACACGCAGGCGAAGATCGACGCCATTCGTTCCGAGTACGCGGCGAAGACTTCTGACCACGCGGAGCAGATCAAGTCGTGGGAGCAGAAGTTGGCCGAAGCGACCGCCGGTCGGGGCGACGCGGAGGCGATCATCGAACGGTACCTTCAAGACGAAGCCGAACGCTTCGCGCGCACGAATGCGGATGTCTTGAAGGATCCGGAGAAGAAGGCGGTACTGATGTACTGCACCGAAGGGAACATCGATCCGTACGACGCACTCGATCTCGTGAACTACCCGAAGGAAGTCGCAGCCCTGGCGATCTGGCACGTCAAGAACGGAGTCGCTTCAAGCTCAGCGGTACGACTCGCCATCGCCGATTCGACCGAGCAGACCGCGACCGGAGCGAACCCGGCCGACGAGATCGCGTCTGGTGTGGATGATACCCCGTCGCCCGGAATGGCCGGGAAGGGGCAGAAGCCTGCAATTGAGAAGCTCCCACTGGCGGACGCGAGGCACAGGGCTGCTATCGAGGCGCTGGGTGGGTGAAAACGTAGGGTCGTGTCAACATACGGGCTTGACGCGGACCTCCCTACGTAGTAGCTTCACAGAGTAGGAGGCTTCCATGGCCGTCGATACCGGCAAGACCCCACAGCAGATCCTGACCGACAGCATGTCGACCATGCTGCCCAAGTATGAGGTGCTGTTCGCGCAGCACAGTCCAGTTCTCGGAAAGATCCTGACCGGCGGGAACGTCAAGGATCACACCGACAAGACTCCGTACATGGAGTTCCGGATCGTCGATGAGAAGGGATCTGGGCAGGTCGTGCAGATCGTCACGACCAACGAGGTGTTCCCGTACACTCAGGCCGAGATTGCGGACAAGGGGTACACCTTTGCGACCCGTGATCTGTACACCTGGTCGGTTCCGATCCCCGAGATGATCCAGGCGAACACGCCGGAGGGGATTGAACACCTGCACAAGATGTACCCCGAGATCAACTTCATGCACTTCACGCAGAAGCTGATCCGCCAGTTCCTGATCGCGTCCGGCGAGATGCCCGGATTCTGCACACTCGACGGATCCGCGACCTACAACCCGAACGGTACCGCCGTGGACGGGGTGTTCGAGGCTCTGGCAGGTCCGTCTCAGAACAACACCGTGTTCGGAGTCGGGAAGCCCTCCGCGACGATCAATCCGAAGACGAACTGGTACCACCAGTATGGACACGTCACGTCCATGTCGTCGCTGACCGACGGCGAGTTCAAGATCCTGGAGCCGTACACGATCGCCTCGGCCAAGGGTCAGCCGATGATGGGTCCGGTCGACATCATGGTCGCGGATCTGCTCAGCGTGCTGACCTACATCGCGATCAAGGGCACCGAGGTCATTCAGCAGGGAACTCTGAAGGGCTCCGGGGGTTCGGAGAACCTCGCCCGCGATGGGATCAAGTACCAGGGCGCGACCCTCTACGCTGACCTCTTCCTTGACAGCGCCAACGCGACCGTCGTCGCCAACGCCGGCATGTGCTATGGGCTCAAGACCGAGACGTGGCACTTCTGGCGCAGGGCGGAACCCTCGGTCGACGGCAACATCAAGCAGCAGAACAAGGGCAAGCTGTTCACCCTGCGCGGTCCGATCCGTGTCCCCAACCAGGACAAGTACGCGTGGGAGTACGTGTTCGACGGGCAGGTCTTCTGCACCTTCCTACCGGCCAACTTCCTCGTGACCGGGATGCAGAACGCGTAAGCGTTCCGCCTCCTGATCCATACAGGTCGCTATGCGACCCAACCATCTTCTGAGATCAACCTGGAGGATCCATGAGCGTCCTGACCTTCCCCGAAACCGGTCTGCTCGCGCAGGATGACACGCAGAAGTTCCCACTCGGGTTCGAGATCACGTTCCCAGCCGACTTCGCGCTCGTGGATGAGGACACGACCACCTACCCGATCGTCGATCGGGGCGCGCGGACGTTCGTCTACGTCTACAACGACTCTGGAGCGACGCTGGCCGCGCGCTACATGATGCGCCGGAAGGCCGGAGAGGCTAGGGCTCGCGCGCTGATCGGGGACGCAACGACCGAGCGTGAAGGGTTCCTCGGAATCCCCATGTGCGACATTGCGGATCTGAAGTACGGCTTCGTTCAGAAGAAGGGTCCGGCGTACTGGATTGGTGACGCGGGGAACGATCAGGTCAACTCGGGTGTCATGTGCAATGCGGCCGGTGAGTGTGATGCTGCTGCTGGCGTGATGGTCGCCGGGCGGGTCCTCGGCTGGGCGTTCGCGTCGGACGGTGGTGCGGCAGTGGCCGTTCCGGTTCACATCGACATCTGATCCATCCCCCACCCCCCTGGTACCGAAGGAGAACTCCGTTCAAAGAGTCAGGACCGCTGCAATCCTGATCTTCTCCGGTGCCCCCCCTTCGGACGTGCAACATGAACAGGCTACAGCTTCGCGCTCGCATGTTCGCACAGTCCGACTACGCTCCAACCGCCTCGGACGAGGAGGTTACCCGAGCGAACGGGATGATCAATCAGTCTCTGGAAGAGATCGTGCTGGAGCAGCCGCACCTCTTCCGAAAGAGAACGACTGTATTCCCCTTCGCGCCGATTGAGGGGGATGTAGAAGACCCGACTGACCGCATGAACGTGGTGAATACTGCGTTGGAGCAACTCGGGTACATCTGGGAGCTACAGGCTGCGGTTCAGCCCGTTTGGCCGACCGGTACCGATGAGTGGTCCTGGAACATGAAGGTCCAGGCAACTTCCGCGTACGACGGTCAGGTGCATGAAAGGCTGATCCGTGAGATGTGGACGGTCGGGGGGAAGATTCGCCTGTCACTTTCGGCGCCCTGGCCGAAAGTGGACGAGACTAATCTTGAATACAAGATTTACCAACCGTTCATCTGGCTCCCGCCCGATCTCGTGCAGATCGAGAGTGCGTTTGCGTGGCCGTCAGGAACGGGAGTCGCCTCTTGGGCCGGATACGGCCCCGCTGAGTTCATGGCCGGTCGCTGGACGGCGGTAGGGCGCGCGGACGTATTCAACGAGTACGGAATCGACTTTCAGATCGGACCGACGTTCACTCCCCCTCCTCCCGAGAACGCACCAGACGTGCAACTGGTCGGGGAACAGGGAGGGCATCCGTGGGATGGACCGGATCCCGCTGGTGAGCTTGAGTACATCCTAACTCTCTGTATGGGTCGGCGTCCCGTCGATACATACTCGGGGAAGGGATTCAGAGAGCCCCTGTTCGAGTCGCATCCATCGCCTGCTTCGACCTCAATCGTCGTCGCGTTCGGGGGCCCGGGAGTTCAGATCAATCTGCCCAACATGGATTGGATGCTGAACTTCTACCCCGGACTTCCGACGATCTTCGCACCAGATCGTGACACACGAGCGGGGACCTTCTGGCGGATCTACCGTCGAAGAAAGACCGCGACCATTGACAATCCACCGACGAATCTCGTACTGCCAACGATGGTGTTCACGCCGGACGCGTTTGAACTTCTTGCCGAAGTGCAAACGCACGAGACCGTGTTCTACGACCAGGGACACGACATTACCGACAAGACCGTTCGCCTGAAGCCGCACCAGTCGTATAGAAGCATCCTTCTGACTCAGCCGGTTGCCGATGATCTTCGGATCGAAGTCGTAGGCATCGTCGCCCCCCCACCCCTGGTACACGACACGGATGTTGCTGAGATCCCAATCGAAGCAATGCCCTTGCTGGTCGCGAAGTGCCTCAGGTATTGGGCGGCGCACATTGGCGATCGGGATCTCGTGAATGATGCGAAGGAAGACGCCCGCGCAGCATCCGACGTGATCAGTCAAACCTTCGGAACGCTTGTGGACGGCATCCGTAGAAAAGAAAATCCACGTCGAAGATTCCCTAGAAGATAAGAAAGGAGGAACAACATGAGCGCGAAGCCGACCAATCCCAATCAGGACTGGCGCATGTACGGTGATGGGGATGAGGTTTCCAACCGTCCGACCCCCCTCTCAGTGTGGCAGCGCAAGACGCCGGACACGAACGGAGAGGATGAGGTCTTCACCGTGATCTCGATCGCCGGATCCAAGAAGGGTTCCTGGCGTGCGTCGATCTTCACTCCCCGACTCGGCATGACCGTGCTGGACAGTCGCACGTTCCCGTTCGGGGACTACGAGGAGATCGATCCAGCGGTGTTCACGGAGTACAAGCAGCGGCGGATTCTCTTGCGACAGAAGGCGGTCGACGCGCTGTTTGGTGACTGATGGCGAGGTTGGAGTTCGGACCGGTCGTCTATAGAGGTGAGGCGGACAGCCTGATCTCGGTGATCGATATTGCCGAACGGGTTTCCAACTTCAAGATCGGACCAGAGAACAGTCTTGTTCCGGTTTCCGGGCCGGCGCCGTACGTTCCAAGTTATGGTGCAGGTCTGCCCACGTACGATACGGTACATGGTGTGTTTCAGGGGGAGTTCGGCCCTCCAGACGGACGTAGGGAACTGATCCTCGCGCATGTCGGGTCGGAACTGTGGGAGTTCCTTCCGCACAAGAGGATCTGGCGTACGGTCATAGGATCAGGGGGGCAACTCGGGGATGCCCTTCCTGATACAGCAGACGCGCAGTTCCCGACACAGTTTGAGGTCGTAGACAGTGGAGTCGTGATCTGTCCGAAGGGGCACTTTCCTCTGTTCTATGACGGTCGTATTGTATCCAGTCTCGGGTACAACATGGTGCCACCGGCACCGACGCAACTCTACAGACACAATCTTCTCGGTTTGAATAAGTCTCGGGGGGGTGCGTCCCTGACGTACTTCGGCAATGGTGTACTCGGTACCGTAGAGACTTCGACATCTGGAGATGGAAGTAAATACCGCCGTCGTGCGGGGTCGATCCTGTACAAGTACGCGTGGATCGATGAGTGGGGGAACAGCTCGCCGCTCAGTTCACCGTTGGTCGTGCGACTTCCCTACGATACGGACCCCAACGATCCGGATCGTACACTCTCCGAAGTTGGACTCGGGGGGGTCGCCGTTGGGAGGAAGCCAACGCGAGGGCGGCAGGTATACCGCTCTCTGGATGTGATCAATCAAGGAACCCTGAAGCTATTCGAGATCATCAAGGCAGGATCTCCCGAGGCTACGATCAGCGATAATGTATCCTCAGCGTGGACGGACGCCATCGACAACGGAGAGTTGGGAGCGGAAGCTCCCGAGTACATCTCCGTTCCGCAAGCGCGTCTCGCACGATTAGGGAACGGTCGCTTGTGGCTTGCAAACAGTCGGGACGAACCGGGTCTTCTCGCTGCGTCGGAGGTGGGTAGATACGGCACCTTCGCGAAGTCGATGAAGTTCTACCCCGATGCGTCAGGTGGGCAGATTACCGGGATCTGGAGGCATCCAGTCGGTATGCTCATCACGTCCCCCAACGCTCTATTCCTTGCTTCGGAGGGGGATCAGGGTGGGGGGTATCGTGTAGAGCCCATTCAATCCGATGCGGGAAGTGACTCTCCATCGACGTTTGCGTCACTCCCGACCGGCGAACCGATCTGGTTGTCCTCTCGGGGATTCATGCTGTTCGACGGTCAGAAGGCCGTGCCGATCAGCCGGCAGATCGAGGGTAGGTTCCGCCGGTTGAATCACTCTCGCCTATCACAGGCAGTGGCGGCCGTGGATCCTCGAACGGGAGAGTATCGCTGTTGGGTTCCGTCGCAAGGCTCTACTGATAACGACCTCTGTCTCGTTTTCGACGGGCAGAACTGGCGAGAGCGTGACGGGGAGATATACCGATCCATCTGTGTTACTAACACACGTCCGAATAGGATGATCGCTGGAGGCAAGATCAACTCAACTGAGGGCGTTTGGGTTGTCGATCACGCAGACCCGACGTACACCCAACCGTCGCGGCAGTACGTTATCGAAACAAGTTGGATCGGATCCTCTCAACTTTCGTTCACGACAGGATTGGTCGTTCATATCTGGCTGCGCGAACGTACCGCAGGTAGCATTCAGATCGATGCGTTTCGTGACTACCGCTACGGTGAAGTCGTATCCAATCCTGTAATGGCGAATCAGGCGACGGCACGCCCCCCATCATCGTGGAGCAGAACCACACTCGGTTCGAGTGCAAGATGGATGCGGCGCGGTGTGTTCAAGACGAAGGTGTCTATCGGCATTCCCGGGTGTGAGGTGTTCAAGATCCGCATGGCGAGCAGTGTTCCATACGAGCCGATCGCGATCTCCTATGACATTGCGGCGCATTCTCACCGTGGTCGGGGGGAGGGGGCGTAATGTGGGCTTGGATGCCAGAACTGTTGCAGGCGGACGATGTGATGGACCCGTGGGAGTTCTACGAGATCCTCTGCGACTTTCTGGACGTGGGATTAAATCTCACGGAGCACAACTTCAACTCGTCTGCCTTCGACAACACTACGACACACCCGTCGATCGTAGTCGCGACGCTGACCGAAACCATCGTGGATCCGGGGATAACCGCTACGTCGGATTTCATTGGGGCGAACGGAACTCGCTGTGACGGAATCGCGTACTGGAAGTCCATCGCATCAAAGTCATACACGAGTCGTGGAGGGCACGTACTCTGTATCGGGCAGGTTCAGTTCGGGATCGACGTGCTGGGAATCGAGATGGACAAGGTGGATGTCCTTCTCGCGATCGACGGGAATCCCGAAAAGGGATCCGGCCCGTCGAAGGTGTACTCAGATGGAGTCGCGCACGTCACGATGGAGTGGATCTTCTTCCCGACTCCGGGTGAGCACGTCTATTCAATCGTGCTACAGACTCCGAACAACTCGAAGGCTCACTATTACGGTACCATGCTCGGATTGTTGGAGTTTCGCGCATAATGGCCCTTCCCCCGCTGGAACCTGGAAATGCGCTCATCGCGAGCACGCTGAACAATGCGTTTTCCGGTACGACGTATGACCTTTCTCACGTGGGGGAGGACATGATCCGTGCTCGATCTCTGAACATGGATCAGTTCGAGTCGCAAGTAGTTCACTTCGATTCCGGGAGTAGTCAGAAGGAGATCGCCGATACCGTGATGCACGCCTATACGGCTCTGTACGTAGACATGAATACATGGGGTGCGAATACACATATTGACCCCGCCGGTGGCGGTGGTGGGACTCCGCTCACTCTCGATCTCGGCGCTATCTACGACAATACGACTCCAGAACTCGCCGGTGTCCTGATCGAGTTGGACACTTCGATCGCGATGCTTCGCGACGAGGCTGGAGCCCCTGACCCCGCTTCTGACTTCCTTGCAGCGTTCGTCATCCTGACAAGTCCAGATGCCGTTACCTGGACTTCGGTGAAGCACTCGTACGGAGTCGAACGTGGAGTAACATTCGTCGGCTCCGTCTCTATACAGAGTCGTAACCCTTACATTCCGGTCGCCCTACGAGGATTGATCACCGGGGACTTGCTGCAAACGAATCCTGTACGCTATGTGCGTGGTGCGGTCGCTCTCGTCGATCGAGATGGCGGCGCTCCGAAATCTCCAGTCGTTAGGTTGCGCGGTACGGTACTGAGTGCGGTTCCCTTCCGCGGAGCGAGTGTATAATGGCGGTAACTGTAACGACTACTTTCACCGATGGGTCTGTCGCCACCGCCGCGTCGGTGAATACGAACGTATATGCTCCGTCTATCGCGAAAGGGAGTCTCGCTGCGGTGAACTCCCGACTCGACAAGAGTGAGTTGGTCGCGGGCTACAAGGTCGTCTACAATAAGATCCGCATCTTCGAGCTGTTCAGACCATACCAGGTTGGATCACGGCACCACCTGCACTTTCTGAGCGATACGTTCCGAGAGGGAGGATCCGCGGCAGCTTCGGAATCGTATATTCCCATTTCGGACAACGGAATGGAGTTCTTCCTTGAAAGGCAAGCTCTCGTCAGACTGTCTTGGACCACGGAATACGCCACCGACGTACAGGATGATGACTCAGCCTGGCTCGGTCTGTTCATCGGATCCGCTTTGAAGGGTGGGACGGTACATCGGATCCCATCGGGATTGGAAGACGTAGCAGTTGGGAACGCGTGGCACCTCTCAATGTACCGCTGGTATTGCGGGCACTACTGGTTCGTAGGTAGTGCCGGTTGGAACTCGGCGGGGATTCGGGTCTTTGGCGACCGGAACACCGCGAGCCGCTACGTTGTACGGGTGCAGAGACGCAGCTTCCGTGTTATGGTGATGCGGTGGGATGCTCAGCAGCAGTGAGGTAAGCTATGGGTTTCGCTCGGAAAGAGGAAAAGCGGCTCCTGAAGCAGGATGCTCAGTCGTTGGGTCAGGATGTCCTGAGTCGCACCGAGCGGGAGGCGTACGGTCGCGAACAGGCGCAGGGTGCTGCTGCTCAGGGGAGATCGTTGTACTCCGACGTAGCTCGACGGGTGCTCGGATCCGGTGGCGGGGCATCGGCACTCGTACAAGGTCAGGGGGGCGAAGCCCTCCAGCAGATCAACCGGCAGACTGGTGAAGTCGCCGCGCGAGGGCGCAAGGAAGCCCTCGACCTGAATCGACAACTCGTAGAGGCTCGCCGTCAGGAGTTCCTGGCCCGTCTTGCACAGAGAGGGGCAGCCGACTGGAAACGTACGAAATACTGGACCCAACCGGTACAGACCTTCGCCAATAACGCCGCCGGCAGTGCCGGAAGGGCCGTCGGCACAGCAGTCGGAACCGCTGCCGTGTAGGAGAGGACATGCCCGCATCGAAGGCACAACGCGAAGCAATCCGCCCGGACGTTCAGACGACCATCACGCAGGATCCGAACGCAAACGAGCTGGTCGAACTGATCAGGAAGTACCGCCGTGGTCGTCGAGCGAACATCGCCTCCATTGCCCTCGGTGGCAGTCGTGTTTTCGCCCCACCGCCAACGGTCGATCCCCTGGACTATGCGAACGCGCGTGGAAAGGTCGAAGACCGCCGGATCGAAATCGCGAAGCTCATGGATTCGATCAAGAATGCCGACGCCGATACTGCCAAGGGGCGATTCGAGTTGGCCAAGGCGCAATCCGACCTCCTGAAGACCATGTTCCAGGAGGCTGCGAACAACCTTCGGGCCTCGGGAACCGATTATGCACAGGTACTCGCTCAGCGTCTCGATACCCTCGGGAGCCTGGAAAAGTCGTACGGTGACGACCTCCAGCGAATCACCATCACGAACGACACGACCGCAGGGAAGTTCTACCAGGAGGATCTGACCAAGATTCCCGCTCGTGGTCTTCCCATCAAGGACACGCAGGATTTCCTCGCGCAGATCCTGGAGCACACACAGGCACTGGCAGGGGATGACCAATACGCCTACTTGGAGAACATGAACGCCGAAGTGCTCAGTCGGTACGGGAAGTCTCTGGCGGAACTCACGGCTGACTCCATGGACGACCCGACCGTGATCGAAACTAAGCAGACGGGGACCGCCACCGAACTGGCACGGTTCCTCCCTACGCTGGGAGATCGGTCGGCACGGTTGGCCGCACTCGAAGCTAGAAGCAATCTGACCTTCGAGCAGCTCCGCGATGATATCAAGAAGGAAGGGGGAGTCGCCGGTCTTCCCAAGGCGACGCGCGACGTGATCACGTCGGTCGAAAAGATGCGGGCCGCCGGCCTGTGGGATCCGGAGGAGATCGCCCACCCGACGTACAAGACCGGTGAGGGTGACGACAAGACCGCAGGGCAAGCAGAACTCGCCTACCTCGCCGGCCTGGACCAGAGCGCACGAGATGAACTCGCGCGACTCGCAACGCCGAATCGACCGATCCGGTCAGAGGAAGACGCACGTCGGAAGCTACGTGGCTCCACCGGATTTCAGAATCTGGCAGCCAAGGCGCTCGATCAAGGAGTCAGTGAGGATCAGTTGATCCAGAACCTGATTCGCGAACAGCGCAAGCTGCAATCAGGATCTGTGCTGGGTGGTCAGGATCCCCGACTTCTCGAAACCGTACGCAACGCGAACGATGTACGAGGCGAGTTCGAGGATCCCCCAATCGAAGAGCAGATTCCCGCTGAGCTTCCTGAGAGTTCGGTGCCATCGAGCGCGCCCGTGTACATCCCGCAGCAGCAGGCGCCCGTGCACGAGCGACCGGCCTCCTCGGCCGAAGGGGATCTCGGTCAGGCGGAAGGGGAACCTCAAGAAGGAAGGTCAGATACTCCGGGTTACAACAACCCGACTGCCGCCGCAGAGAAGACACAGAATCTGGCAGGCGCAAGGATCCGTGCGTTCTTGAAGAAGTTCGCTGAGGGTTCCGGTAGCGAGGGTGCAGCACTTCCACAGAAGGAAGACGTGGCTTGACCGCAAAGTCGCCAGCAGAACTCGCGTACGAAGAGAGCATTCGTCGAGTCGAGGAGGGTGAGAAGGCAGCAGACGTTGCCCGAGAGGGTTTGGAGTCTACTCGATTCCTCCGACAAGATCCGAACATCCCAGCCAACTTCCCGGCACTCGGGGCACCGACCGAAGCGGGACAGGAAGCCCTCGGCGTCGGTGCAGACGGGCAGCCGGTCGGATCTCCGCTCCCCCCCACCCCTGGTACTGATCAGGTCGGTACCGGGGGTGGGGTGGAGATTCCTGAAGCTGACCTACCCGAAGTTCCCTCCGCACTGATCGGTCCGAACGACGACGTGACTGAAGTACGCCGTCGCTACGCGAATATCAAGGCGGTTCCTCCAGACGATCGGGATCTCGTGATCAACCTTGCGGTGCATCTCCGCGCGCAGGGTGATGACGACGCAATGAACGAGTTCATTGCGAAGATCGATTCCCAACCGAAGGCCCCCCGCGCGCAGGAGAGAGTCGATGCGGCAATCGCGATTGCCCGGCAACTTCCTCTCGGAACGAAACGGGATGCTGCCGATGCCATCCGTGCCGTGATCGCCACGCAGGAAGAGTCGTTCGGCCCGAATGGAGGTTCCTTCACGGTTCCTCTGACGCGAGATCCCAATACGGGTAGAGTTGCCGTCGACCTTGTCACCGCAGAGCGCGACCTACAGAATGAATGGTTCTCGGCGTTAGCGCGCGAAGCAGGGTACGCCAGCTTCGACATGCTGCCTCCGAACACGCGTACGGAACTTCGACGGCAGGCGGAAGAGAAGGCCCGCGCTGACTTGTGGAAGGTCGCCGCAAACGCGCAGGGCGTTCCTCTCTTGGAAGATCGAGGAAAGCTGGAAAGGGATCTTCAGGACGAGTGGCTACCTTACGCGGTGCTCCGATCGACCCTCTCGAAGCACACGACTTCCAGTGCGTTCACGCCGACTGCACACGAGATGGCGCAGGAGAACGCGCAGACGGCAGTCGCCAGAGTCGCCACGACGGGTCTCCTCGATCTTGTCGCTCCGTGGGAACGGCAGTTGCGGATTCAACTCGGCGGTGCCGTGACCGGGGAGGATCGAAACGTCGCCGCCGCTCTGTCTGCGAGTACCTTTGCTGGAATGGACCCGGGATACCAGGATTTTCGGAACCGTGTTGTCCACGACTACTTGGAGAACCAGGTCGCCTACGATGAGTCGCGTAGGGTGTACGGAACGATTCACGGTTCGGTCGCGGAGGCTTTCGGAGCCAGCCCCGAGGAGGCCGCGCGAATCGCGAATGACTCCGCTGAGTCCTGGCAGGCGTACGTAGTCGGATTCGTGCCGGAGATGTTCAATGTCTCCCTCGTCGATCTTGCCACCGCCGGACTGAGCAAGGGCATTCGGGTAGGTCAGCGCGCACTGGCAGTACGCAATCTCTACAAGACCTCGGAGCACCTGATCGAAGCAGCAGCCCGCCCGGAGGATCTGGCGAAGGTGCTGACCACTCTGGAAAAGGAGGATTTCACTTCAGCGAAAATCCTCGAAGCTCGGATCAACGAAGCGACCGCTGAAGAAGTAGGAAAGACATTCTCCCCGTCGCACTATCAACACATCGTCGGGAATGTCGCAGATGCAGAGAGGGAACTGGAGGAACAGTCGGGGCTGCTCGGGAAATCCCTGGGGAGGAAGTCGGATGACTCCTCCATTCTCGATTTCGATTCCGTTACCGATCTGAAGGCGAGCGGAGTCGAACAGGCGATTCCGAAGGTGTCCGAAGAGGCTGGTCGCGCGCTTGTGGTAGAGGCGCAGCTTTCCGCGAAGGAGGCGCAACTGAACGCAGCGCGTGAGTTGAACAAGAAGCACACGGCGCAGACCGTGAAGCGTGCTGCTAGTGCAAAGAAGATCGCTGAGGCCAATCAGGCTGTACAGGATCTTGCACATGCGAATCCTCGTGTAGCAGACGCATTCCAGGCCGATGTTGCACGAACGGCCATCCGGTCAGAGATTCGTGCCCGTGCGGTCGAGCAGGCGAGCTTGGAACAAGCTCTGGGAAAGGTCCCAGACTCTACAAAGTCCGCAGTGCAGACGCAGATCGACGCGCACAAGCGGATGACCAAGCAGCTTCGGGGTGACCTCAAGACGTGGGAGGACAAGTACAAGATCGCAATCGACTCCGCGGGGGAGGATGCTGGCAAGCTCTACGCGGATCGGATGCGTCAATGGAAGTCCGCGATGACGACCAATGAACGTCTCGCTCGCGAGCTTGGATACGCACCTGCGGCAGTCGATCCCGCGCTGGTCACTCGTCTGACCGCTGAGGTGGAATCTCTCGACAACATGGCGAAGATGCACTCCATCCGCGCGCATAGCATGGCGCGGAGGTTGGTCATCGTCGATGCTAAGTGGGTCGCTACGCATCTCGACGAGATGGATCCCCATGTGGCTGCGCTATTCAGCGCGGGGGGGAAGGGTCCCCTTCGCAAGATGGCACAAGCAGCGAAGAAGGCAGCGGAGGGGAAGGCGCTCGGCATCGCGGCCGATCAGATGAAACGACTTGCCGCGGATCTCGTAGCCGGCGCGACTGAGATCACGAAGCGTACGATCCCCCCCATGTTCTTGGGAATCCCCTTCGCCGGGATCAAGAAAGGGCTCCCCCCTGACGAGTTCAGTCGGGTTACTCCGATCGCGCAGAAACTGGTCAAGCACGATGGGGGGAAGTTCCTACTCGACCCGGAGAAGTACAAGGCTGCACTCCTGACCGAATACGGAGAGGGTGTATTCGCTGAGTCACTGGCGAGCGCGATAGAGCACCAGGGCGCGGCTGAGGCGCGCGAGGCAATCCTTACCGTTGATGAGGAGGGCAAGCGGCTCGCGCGCCAACTGAAGGGCGTAGTGGGCGCGCGTGAGGCAGAACCGGCGTCGTTCATCTTCCTCCGGGCGGTGAACCCCCCCACCTCTGGTACCACCGTTGAACTGACCGGTTCACAGCTCGATCAGTTGACATCCTTCGAGCGATCGTTTGGAGTTACCGCTCGGCGTCTTCGTGCAAATGAGGATCAGTTCCGGTTGGTGATGGTCGTATTGCAGGGCAATCACGATATTCCTTATGGAGGAGCGCGCGGATCCGTTCGTATCCTCTCCAATGCTCGAAGGCTGGTCGAGAACTGGTGGAAGCAGTTCGGAAACATCGGGGGCCGTATCGGAAACGTCGCGGAGAAGATGCGGGACACCCTTCGGTACACTGAGAATCTCTCCGATCGATACCAGGACGAACTGATCGAAGTCGCAAACCGTGCCGCGCGGAGTGGGAAGAATCCCATTGACGCGATGACGGCGTACATCGACCGCGTCGCGCCGGTTAAGTTGAATAACGGATCCTCGATCCTGAACTCCCTTGGGAGCAAGACAATCTGGGAGCGGGGGAAGCGAGCGATCCTATCTGACCCTCGAACGGCGACCGGTCTTGGTGAAGGTGTGACGGTCGGTACGTCCGAACAGGCATTGTCCGCTGGTGGGAACTTCAATCTTCCTCTGCTCGGTCTTGCGCGAATGTGGATTCGCGGTGCGACCGATGCTCAGTCGAAGATCCTGTACGCCCGTGCGTACGACTTGCTCAGTAAGTCGGGTTCCTGGCAGGAGTTCTCGGGGAAGATGCGCGCGGCGACGATCGGTGTAGTCGGTCGTGGATTTGAGGGGATCGATCAGCGATCGGTCCATGCGTACGCGTTGGGCGCCCGCGCGATGGCACATGCCGCGATGTTCGATGACCTTGCGTACATTACCGGACGGGAACTCTTCGGAGTTCTCGATGAGAAAACGGCGAACGCGATCAATCATTTCTTGGGGGTAGGTTCCGGTCTTCGTGATGCTCGCGATGTTGCGCGAGCGGTCAATGCGATGGTAGAACTCGGCATCTCCCCCGGACAGTCGGTCGTTCGACAGGCTTCTCGTAGTGCAGCAGCGCGCCTTGCGGGTGGCGCAATGACCGATACTCTTCGGATGGTAGAGGCGGGGACCGTTCTTACCGGTAAGGCATCGTACGAATCGATCTTCCTCCCATCGGTCGTTCGTAGAGAAGTCGATCGGAAACTCGGCGGCATTATCAAGGAACTTGATACCTACTACGCTGCGGCTCCCAATGCGACCGCCGAGAAGATTCATAGGGGCTATCAGTGGATGATTCGTTTGTGGAAAACGGAGGCCACGACCGGTCTTCTGTTACCTCAACCGAAATACTTCCTCTGGAACTTCTGGGGGGACTGGACGCAGATGGCGGTGGAGATCGGATTCATTCCGGCAACCACCGTACAGATCAGCAACGTGTGGGCACTGATCCCCGGGATCGGTCGGCCGATTCAGGACCTGATCGGTCGTACGGTCGGAAAGGCTGTAGGTGGTAAGCCCGGACTTCCAGGCGTGATCGAATCCTTCCTCAACCCAGCAGTTGGCCGTCTCTGGTCGGGTGCAGATGACGAAGTGATCCGACTCGGTCAGAACACGACGATGCTTGGAACTCTTCGTCGGCAGATGATCGAAACTGGAGTTGCGGACACGTTCATCTCAGAGGAGTTGCAGGACGCACTCCGCAACACCATGCGGTCCGTTCGAGATCGATACAGGCTGACCTCTCCACAGATGTACGCCGACCTCCTTGCAAACTGGCAGTCGCATATCAATGAGTTCGGAGTTGCCCTTCAACAGCGCCAGCGATCTGCAATGTGGATGCACCTCATGTCCCGAGGGGAAACCCCGGAGGAGGCTGCAAAGCACGTACGCAATGCGCTTTACGACTGGGGACATGGAGTCGCGAAGGACGAACTCTGGGGGATCGGTAATAACTTCGCGTTCTATCGGTTCATGCGACTGTATCTCGGTCAGGTGTCAGATGCAATGCTCGAATCGATCACGCGTCCCGATCTCGTGAAGATGTCTGACATCCTCATGGGAAGAACGAAGTTCTCTCGACTGCGGCGTCAGGCGGTATTCCTTCGAGATGGCGTTCCGGGATTGTGGAACTCGATTCGGTCGGATGATAGTGCTTCCGACGAGCAGGCTGCAAGGCGGCAGTTCGCGGAGGCAATGCGTCCGATCTGGTCACGCCAATGGCCGGCGGCAGGGATGGGACCGATCGATCCGAAGACAGTCGATTACATGTGGAAGTTCTACGGGGATAAGACTCCGACTGCGAAGTACACGATCCTCCCACCAGCATTGGCCGTGGACGGGTTGGAACTCGCACTGACTCCAATCAAGGTGATGACGCTCCTCGGTCTGCGCGCACTCGGAGAGGATCAAGTCGCTGACGTGTGGCGCGGACAGCTCCTCGATCCGATTGGAGGAATGCTGTCTCCTCACTACAGAGAAATGTACAAGTCGATCATCGACAAGATGACCGGTGAGGGGGGATCGGGGGGGAAGGGTGAGTGGCGCATCAGACCCGAAGAATACAAGGTCATGTCTTCTCTTCCGTTCATCAAGGAGTTCACGCGAAAGGGAGAGGGGCTTGGGGAGTTCTACGCAACTCAATCAGCGATAGTCGCGACGAGAATGTTCCCCCTCGTGATCGGCCGACTGTCTCAGCTTGTGAAATACTGGAAGTATCAGAACCCCGACTCGGCCGAGTCCATGTCGGCTGGACTCCTGTACTTCGCTCGTCAGTTCGCTGGGATCGGGCGTGAATACTACTTCGACCCCGCTACAGAGCTTGTCAACAGAGAGAAGCAGATCAATCGAGGAATCAAGTCAGCGGTCGATCGCGCCCGAGCGCGGGCTGTTCCCGGGGCGGAAGACCTTCCAGACTACTACAACCTGAAGCCTTGACAGTGAGAAGCGCACGAGCTACGCTGTTTCAGAGGTGCGTATGAACCCTCCCAATGAAGTCGAGCGGCACTTCATCGTGCTCATGGCCAACATCGACAACACGAAGGTCTACGAACTCGACTTCGGTTCACGGCTGACCGGAGCGAACAACGTGTCCCGTGACCTGTGGGACCTGATCTACTTCGGAATGGAGGTTGCCGCCGGTGGTACGGGAGTGACGTACGATCCGAAGGTCAGTGAAACGAACCCTCCGGCAGCGACCGACGAGGAGTGCCGTCTGAACTACGCGGCACCCATCGCGGTAGCGACGATCACGCGCGACCAGTTCGACCCACCGACTCCTTTCGCGGTCACCCCGGGGGGTAAGCTGTACTTCGCTCCGAGATTCGACGCCGGGGCGGACAACAACGGAGTAGCTGTCCTGCGATTCCGCGCCCGTAGGGGCCTCGCCATCATGGTGTCCTGATGTCCATCTATCGGTGGGTCGGGGGGGTTCTCACGTCTGTAGCCATTACGGCTGCTGCACCGACTGCCGCTCTTGCTTCGATCTCCGACTCACTGTGGATCAAGCAGATCAATCTCGACAGTAGTAGGTCGCGAGCTGTACAGTCGGTCGGTCGAACCGGGGTGTTCGCATGAACCCCACCATTCACGTAGTTCGTGATCAGTTCGGCTCGAACCCTTCGGGGGTACAAACGACCCTCGGGATCGTCGCATGGGAGGGATTACCCTTCGGCTATTCGTGCGAGGACGAAGACCGCGGATTGCAGTCGACCATGCCGATTGAGGAGATACGTCGGATCAAGATTCCGCATCTGACGTGCATCCCGACCGGACTGTACCGCGTACAGATGCACCCGAGCGTCAAGCATGGACGTGAGGTTCCATGGATTCTGAACGTACCGGGCTTCCAGTACATACAGATCCATCCCGGAAACACCGCGGGTGATACGGACGGCTGTCTACTCCCCGGCACCCGTAGGGACATCTCTCGCATGGTAATTACACACTCCCGCCCGGCGTGTGACTGGTTGTACACGCAGATCGAGAAGATGGAAGCTGACGGGAAGCCCGTGACGATCCTGATCCAACGAGATGAATCAGCGTTTCAGATGTACCGCGCTCACCGTGGTCTCGGTGGAGCGTGACGTGGAGCCACGTATGGTCGCACTCATCGTTGCCGCTTGTGCCGGATGGCTCGTCGCCGGCGGCCTCGTGGTAGTCGCGGTCAAGAAGGACAACACAGGCGAGGTTGTCGAACAGGTAGCTGCAAGCATCGACTCGGCAAACGCACCACTTCTCGCGGAACTCGGGAACATCTCGACTGTACTCGATTCGGATCGTCTCGACAAGCACTGCACCAAGCCTACGGCAGGTACCATCGACGCGCAGTATCTATGGTGCCTTGCAGCCGACTGCTGGCAGCAGCAGAGCGCCCAGGGGCAGAACGCGTCGGAAACGTGTGGCAAGATTCGCGACCTGGCCGATTCGGTCACTCGCTGCGAAATGCAAACCACACAAGAGATGCAGGAGACTTGCATCTCCAAGCTGGTGCCCAGATGACCAGACCGTGGTGGATTCTCGTCATTCTTCTCTTGATCGCTTGCAGTGCTGCCCAAGCTACCGGAGCAGCCGACCTCGACCTTGGCGCGGGTACGGCAGTGCGCCTACCCATCGAATCCATCTCCTGGCCAGTCGCGATCCTGGTCGTCGGGCTTAAACTCGGCGCAGCGGTGCGTCTGCTTGCCAGTTCTGTGTCCGGGCTCACGCTGAAACTGGAGGTTGTCCACAAGTGGGATGGCAAGCCGTTGATGAACTGTCCGTGGGACGGAGCCGAACGAAGAAGCCCAAGGGGCTCCTGACCGTCAACGAACGATGACACGCCCTCCGTATCCGCAGGTCGCGTGAACTTCCCACCGGGAAGCCGCGTGCTGCATCCATACGTTGGTGGGATTGATCGTTCCGTACCCGTCACTGTTGTAACAGGTCACGATCAAACACGGAGGCGCCTCGATGTCTCCAAAGACGAAGAACGCATGTTCGCAGGTCGGCTCACCTCCTGAACACGACCAGCGTACATCTTCGTCTCCTGCGTGAAGATAGCCGTCACCGGTGTCATCTTGACCGAAATCGCCGCAGTTGATGACTAGCAAGCAGAGTACAACCGCGGAGGGAATCGGCCGGAAAGTCTCAATCCGGGTGGTCATGACTTCCTCGATACCAGTTACGCCCAGCGTACGAGATTGATCACGGCGCGGATCCGTCCGTTCTCACGAATGGTTCGGTTCCGTGAGGTGTCGGGGGAGTACACGTTCTTCCTGTCTGGATCGCGCGTCTGGATCCACTCTCCGATCGCGGAGGAGACGAGGATCACTGTCTCCTTGTCTTCTGGGAGGCCGAGCACATGAGAAAAGACGTGGGAGGACTCGACCGCGATCTCGTCCTTTCCGAAGATGACCTGTGATCGGACAGACGGCTGATCGACTCCGTACGCCTGAAGTCCGCTGCGAGGGATGACGACTTCCCGACCGTCAGTGGTCTGGACGGTCACGTCATGGGGGGTCAGGTTCACGATCTTGTCGATGTTCATCTCATCATCTCCCTGTATGCTCACGCATACGCCGCTTGCGCGCGGTCATGACGAAAGTACGCAGGATAGCGGTAGCTACTCGGTCGACTGCAAGCAGTGTAGAGTCTGCAATCGTCATGACCGACTTCCAATCGTCGATTGCTGCGTACTTTTGCATCTCTTGAATGGTGGCGTTCATGTCGACCGCTGGACGTAGCAGTGTCGGAACCAGGAAACGCTTTACGTCCCCAATCGTGAAGGATAGCGCCGCCCCCTGCACCATTCGCGCGCGGATCTCCACGTCGGCCATGGTGATCGAGGAGTGGAGGCGAATCAGAAGTGCCTTCACCGAGTCATGGCTTTGCGGTGTGATCTCAAACGACCGCTCTGGACGGACGCACGGTCCGAGCGCCACGAGGAGGGGGCGTTCCAACCACGTCCACCACCAGCCGACACGGGGTCCAGGCGCGGAGAGCCAAGAGGAGCCGGGGAGTGCCTCGGCCGAACCGAGGAGCAGAGTAGAGCGCATCGGAGCCGGCGAGTCGAGCAGAACCGCACGTCCGGTCGGGAGGTTGCCTCCAACCTTCGGATTGGACGATACAGTTGCCAGCTTGCGCAGTGGATGAGCAGCCTTCGCCTCGTGAAGATGCGATAGCACCTCAACCGCTCGCGCCCCGCCCCCGACCTCCAGCCCGCGGCACCAATCCATCTGATCGACCGTGAGCATGGAACCACCGGCGACCATTGCGTCGTACACAGCGGAGATCGAGTCAGGAACGATGTACTCGATTCGGGAAGGCCCCCCCCCACCCTGGTACCGATCCAAGAGAAGGAGGTAGCATAGGTTAGTCCCTTGCGTGACCTTCTCTCGAAAAGCCACAATCTTGAACGAACCGAACCGTTCTTGCAACCAGCGGGTGAACTTCCTCCCCGCTTGTGTGAACGTCATGGAACGCGGAACGACCGCCGCAATCCCACCGCCTGGTTGTAACCATCGCGTAGACTGAGCGAGGAACGTCATCCAGATCGAGGGGAACGCGAACTTGAATCCAAGTTCCCGTTCGATCTGGACCATACGGTCCATGGTAGTCTTCCCGACTCGACTGCGTTTGACATACGGCGGATTCGTCACGATCAGATCGAAGAGACGACGGGGTTCCACCCGGAGGAAATCTTTCCGCGCTGATCGAATCCACGGGCGATGCTGCTTCACACGATCGATTGCATCCGGGTCAGTATCCATCCCGGCTACAGTCGCATCCGTACCCTCCCAGACTTCGACTAAGTTCCCGGAGCCGATGGACGGTTCCAGAATCATGCGCCGACCGGGGAACTCGCTCTTGATCAAATAGGACAGGAAGGGCTCACTGTAGTAGGAGCCCTCCCACCATTGACCCTGTTGGTCACTATTGGTCGTCATCTTACTTCTTTACCGGCAGTGCCGGGTACTACGCAGGAGCACCCCACGCGATCACGCGGATGATGTCGTTTGCCTGCACGTTGGGCGCGACGCCACCGCCGAAGGTAGCGAGGATCCCTCCGTTGTCGATCGTGTAGGCATCAGTGACCACACCGTTCTGGTACCGAGGGATACCGGCAGCGGTGTAGACTTCCAGGTGGAAGTCGGTCACGGTGAACACGAAGTCGAATCGGAACGTGTTCGTGATCATCGCGGCAGTGACCGTCACCTCCGCGATCCCGCGCGGGCGGGTTCCATTGGTCGAACCCTGAAGCGTGTTGACGTTCACGTTCCCGCAGCCCCAGATATCGCCGGGGTCGGTCACGTTCTCGGCAAGGACGATCGACGGGTCACCCGGGACGACGTTCCCGCCCGGAGCGTTCGCGGTACGGAACCGAATGAAGGGACCGAGCGGATCCGCGAGCAGATCGAGTGTACCGTCTGCCAATGCGGGGGTCAGACCATCGGCCAGGGTGATGGTCGCATCCGCGGTTCCAACACCGTTGATGGCGTCGATCCAGTTCGTCCGCGTGTCCGCAGCAGCCGCACCGATCACGACTGCGATGTGCGCGTCGTCGTTGACCACGGTGTTGATCGCGGGGTCTACGAACTCGTAGACATCAGCCCCGACAGTCATGGTGTTACCATCGGCCGGCTGGTTGGGGAACAGCGCCAACCAGGAGGCCGGAGACCCCGCGTCCATAAGTGTGAGATCGACGGCGATCTCCGCGAACGCGCTCCCGACCTGATCCACCGCGTACCGCCCCGTGGTGTCGGTGAAGGTATCCGACCCCGCGGTCGTCGCGGCGAGATACAGTTCGTACAGTACCGTCTCCAGGTCGGTTCCGGTGAAGACCGTATGTGAATCCTCCACACCGATCATGGAAGCGCCCTTGGACGCTGTGGTAGCAGCGAGCAGGATCAGAATGAAGGGGGTCGGGTCCGGACGCGTGGTCAGGAACACGGCACCCGAGGAGGCGTGCTTGACTGCGACCATGCCGACGAGGATTCCGCTGGCACCGGGGTTGGTCGTAGTCCACCCTCCAGGCACGGCGGGGTCCGCCCAAACCGGAGAGCCCTGAGCCGGAGCACCGCTGGTGTCCACACCGGACAGGACCACGAAGTCGGTCAGTCCCAGATCGTGCGCTCGACTGTCGGCCGCCTGCGTACGACTCGCGATCAGGCGGACTTCCTTCCCGTGCACTGCCGGGTCGAAGGGTACGACCCGCAGGAATCCCCCGGCGGACGCCTGCCCGGTGATTGCGAGGATCTGCCCTCGGGTCACGTTGCTGGTGTTGACGACGCCGATTCGATTCCCGAGCAGTGAAGTCACGCCCGAGAGAACCTGTTCTTGGTGAATCCTGTTGCCGGCCATAGGTCATCTCCCTGTGGAGCAGTTGCCCTGCATTGGACACCAGAAGCGTAGCACGAGGAGATAGGAGCGACAAGTCTCCTACCTCCGGGAGGCTACTTCAAAGCAATGTAGGTCCACGGCCCCCTCTTAGGCACGCGAGTACCCGCGACCTGAATCAGGACCAGCCGGTCGGGAACGTCGTCGCGCTCGACTCGGGACATGAAGTCCTTCAGTCCGCGCTCTCCCCACTGGATGTCCGGCACGGTGAACACGAACGGACGGCGGATCAGCGAGCTGACCAACCCGTAAGCGATCGAGACGCGCTCCATCCCGCAAGACGGGTACAGCTTCAAGTCGCCGCGCTGGATGTAGGTCGCTCCATCGTTCATGTCGATTCCCAGGCGATCGCCCGTCGCGAGGAAGCGACTGGCCAGGGACAGGTAGCGCGGGAGTTCTGCTTCAATCCTCGCCACCAGCGCGGCATCGGCCGCAGCGACCGCCTCCTTGGCGCGATCGATCTCCGGGGCGTAGTTCTGGACTTCCTGCGCTCGCTTGGACGTGAACTGAAAGATCCCGTACCGCTTCGCGAGCTTCATCGCAGCCTCATAGGCTTCGATCGCTCCGTTCACGTCACGGGTCACGATCCGCGCACGAAACTCCGCGTCGTACTTGAGCAGTTCAGAGGACACGTCCGCACCGAGAATGGGAAGGGCGCTCGGTGCGTTCTCGTGGAGCTTCTTGAGAGCTGCCTTCTTGGCAGTCAACTCCTTGTGCGGCCCCTCCGCGATCATCGGTCCGAGCCAATCGATCAGCTTGGACCGCCCGGACAGGGCCTCACTGACCTCTCCGTACGCGTCCACGTACACGCGTGACTGCTCGAACTTCGGCTTCTTCCCCGGCTCGCCGCCAACCGTAGCGACGACCACCCCGGAATCCTCCTCCGCGATTTCGACGCGCAGACCCTCTTGCGGACCGATCAGGTGAATCCTAGCGTCCTTGACCCGCGATCGCCACATCTCGTCAGCGATCGCCTTGCACAGTCCAGAGAGTACGGAGTTCACGATTGCGGTCTTTCCGGTCGCGTTGTCCCCCCAGATCAGGGTGTTTCGCCCGATCACGTACTCCTCGGTCAGTCCCTTCGCGTTGGTGGTCATACGGTACATTTGATCCTCCTCTTGGGTGGTAGGGACCAAATAAGGCCCCGGGTTAGTTCCCCTTCACTGAAGGAGAATATGTAAGATGCTGTTGCGCCGACTGCCTCTCGAAGAACAGCGACTTCTACTCTGCTCCAGGGAGGCGGCGGAACGACATAGATCCGGTACTTCCGACCGGAACCGAACTGCGAGTTGCGACGAATCGTGTCACGTGCGAATGTCTCTGGGATCGGATCCCAATGACGATGATGCTCTGACCAGAGAGGCGTGACGAATATGGTGGGGGTACCCTTGATCATTGCACGGAGGTCGTGCTTGATCTTCCGAATCGTCTCCCCCTCCTCTTTCATAGAGAGGCGCAGGACTTCGACGAGAAAGAGCGTTCCGACTACCATACCGTATCTCCATTAGATGATGGTGTCCAGTCGAGTAGGTTCATCTGCTCGAAGGGCAGGGCTCCGTGCCAACGTCTAGGACGGCGTTGGTGCGTGAGCACCCGTGTTGGAAAGCGTGAGAACTCTGGCCACCCCACCACCCTGGTACCGACCGTGCTCGGTACATCCTCGACCGGACAGTCGAGGAACGGACGTAGCCGTGCAGGAGTTATCCGATACAAGTTCGTCCAGGCCCCGCCCATGCGTTCGGAGAGTGGAGTGCTCCAATCCTTGCCGTAGTCCCCGAAGTCGATTGCCAGATAGTCTACAATACGGGAGTCGAGAATGAGAATGGACTTAACCATCGACTCGAACTTGTAAGTAAGATCCTTCTCTTGCATGTCTCCGACGCGACCAGCGGGTTTGTAGTGCACAAACGCGTAGAACAGGCGCGGTCGGTACACGGGCAGTGTTCCATTGTCACGAATCCAGTCGTACGACCGATGCTGTGTTACTCTCACGTAGAAGCGTTTGATCCCGGCCTTCACCTCGACCATTGCTGTCTGGTCTTTCCAGAACAGGTCGGGGTACACGTATCCATCTTGATCATCGAATGGACAGGGTATGGGATGCGTGCGGGGCCACCGACGAGAGTTTGGAAGTACGCTCTGCACGAGGTCGGCAGCTAATGTACCGATCTTTCCACGTGCAGCGTGAGGACCCAAACGAGTCATTTCCATGCTCGCGGTCCAGTAATCCAGATCAGCTTGGTACCAGGGGGTGGGGGGAGATCCCTCCTCCACACGTAGAATCCGTATTCTGTCATGTCGTTTCCCCCGTGAGTGAACGAGGGGCGAGGGGTTACAATGTAGATGGTGTGTGGGTTGTTCTCATTCCAGAAATCGACCCGTTTTCTCGCGGCGAGCAGGTTGATCCTGAGTAGGTAGGCGACCCCTACCGTTGCAATGTCGAGTGCGTGCTGAATGTGATCTTGTACATCGGTGTACGGCGGGTTCCCAACGATCCAGTGTGGACGGTGCGCGTCGGGGAAACTCGCTCGCAGGAAGTCGGCATTCCGCGAGGCTTTGACCAGTTTCAGTCCCGCCGCGCCGGGATCGGTGTCGAGCGCCCATACATGCTCCGTCTTCTTCAAGAGTGGACGAACGAACGATCCGGATCCACATGACGGTTCGAGGGTGACTTGTCCCCTCTCGATAGGGAGGAGGCTGACCAGCGTTGCAGCCAGTTTCGGGGGGGTGTTGTAGATGTCTGCCGCTATTCTCGTCATCGACTATTCCTTACCCATTCCGAGCGTCGCGATGATGACTCTCGACTGCTCTGCGGTGAGCCGGTCTCTCACGGCGTTGACCATCTGCACCGCCCAGAGCGCCAGTCTCCGGCGCGTCATCTCCGATCGGTCTTCGTCGGTCGCCGGGCGGATGCACCGTGAACGCCATGAGGTGATAGCTCCACGCTCCCTCCCGTCCGCACGCCATGCGGTACCTCGGACAACCGGCAGCCCGCCCGACGTGACCCGATCGACGGTGATGAGGGCATCCAGGTGCCCGTCGATCAGTATGACGACCTCCTGACCCACGTGCCAACTGATCTCGCTGCTCATGGCCTACTCCTCGCTCCGGTTGGGGTCGTGCTCGCCGCGCTCGATTGCGCCGGCGATGTCAGCGGCGGTCACGCGCATCTGGTCCTTCGGGATCTGGAACCCAGGACATGCGCGTAGCCACGTCATGATCCGAGCCTCAGCCTGATCGGCAGTGTCAACGGCAATGGACAGGTGTCGCATCTCGACCGACATCTCGTCGATCACGATCCGAAGTCGCAGCACCTCACGCGCAAGCGTAGGTACCAGCACCATCACGTGTGCATCCTCGCGGCACGTGACCCGTGCCACAGTCCCTTCGCCGTTTTGGTCGAGAACTTCAGCCTCGTAGTGTCCGAGAGCACCGAGCATCCACTCGACCCGACTTGCCTCTTCTGGAGGTGAGTAGTCGCCGCGATCCTCGACGGTCCAGTTGAGGGCGAGTAGACTCTGAAGCCTCTCGATGGTCAGGTCAGTCACTGGCTCGACGACCGGTTGTGTCGAAGGCGTGTCGAATGCGAGACGGAAACTCAGGTCGTCGCCGCGGAGGGAAGGAACGTCCCTGTCGCGGAGGGCGACCCGCACAAGCGACGGGTCGTCGTACCAACCGCCGCCGCGGAGGACCCGAAGGGGACTCGCGATATCTGCGATCCAGCAGTACGCAACTCCGAACAGATCGCGCACACCGTCCGCGTTGGGCGGGCACGGCGAGGTGCCCACGTCCGGCAGCTCTACCAGTGGCCACTCGTGGAAGTCGTGTGCGGGTACTGACTTCTCTACCGCGATCAGGTCAGCCTCGGTAGGTAGGTGGCCGCCGACCCATCGGCAGTAGGCGTCTGCGTCGTACCAGTCTACGGTCACAACGGGTTGTTGCGGGCGTCCCTTGACCGTGCGCAGGTCGTTGCGGTTGGTGGTTCGGCAGAACGCTTCCCACTGCTCACACGTTACGAAGTCGGTCAGGTGCAACACGGTTCGCCTCCTTGTAGGATCTAACGGTTTCGACATTCGATCGAAGATCACCACCTGACTATCGCGCCCACTTCACGCCCCAACGAAGTTGAGGCTTGGCATCTGCATTGTATGGCATCCCTCGTCCGTTGAGTCGACGGCGAGACATGCACACGGTAAGTGCTTCGATCCACTCCTCGATCTCGAAGACTGAAACCTCTAAGAGTAGGGCGTCGTGTGCTTGGTTGACGACACCAACTCGCTCTTGGAAGTCGAAAGCAAACGGACGAACGATCGTAGACTTGTCCAGGCGTTCTGTTGCAAAGATGTACCGCTGCGCCCCCATGAGATCCATCGTGGCCTCGTGGACGAGAGCGGAGCCGCCAGCTTGAATCGGAGGATTGACCAGCTTCGACCGCTCTGCACCACCGGGATAATACCGCTTGCGCCCCCACAGTGGATCCTCGACGTACCCGTGATCGTTGTAGAAGTCTTCAATATGATCCCACCATCGCGGTATGTGAGGGAACGCCTTCGCTCTGGCTCTCATTGCATCGCGTATAACATCGATCGGACGTGTTGCATAGGGATAAGAGACGATTCCCGTCTTATTATCCCTGACGGATACGCGCGACACTTGGTCGCGTACGGTCTTCAGCCCGGCTCCGTACTGCCAGGCATACCCCACGTTCTTGACGATCCCACGTGCATCATCGAAGTCGGAGCCCTCCGTCGCTTTCCCCCTCCGGTCGGATGGCGCACCGGATAGGTCCCACACCTCGGGTCCGTATGTGAGTTCCATGGACTCGTTGTGAAGATCCAACCCGTCTAGGACCATCTGGATTACAATGTCTTCACCAGCTTCCTCACTGATCAGACGCAACTCCAGTTGCGACTCATCGGCGTAGACGAAGCAATGTCCTTCCTCCGGGACATATATACGTCGTACGAAATAGGGTTGGTTCTGGAAGTTGGGATCACTGGAGTTGTACCTCCCTGATGATGGTAGGCGATTGTAAGAAGCATGTACCCTGCCATCACGTCCGACCAGCGTACCATCAAGAATCCCCTTCAAGTAGGTTCCGCGCAGCTTGCCATACTCTCGACAGTCGAGGACGCCGCGAATCAGCATCTCTTGATCCGCATCCAATATGTCGGAGACCAACCACGTCCGAAGCGACTTCTCGTCGGCGGATTCATTCCCCGTCTTTGCACTGAAACTGACCGCCGGGAGATTCCATTGATCAAAGAATAGCTTCTGTAGCTGCGGGTGACTGTTGGGATTCAATCCCGGTCGTACCTTGTGAACATTGGCGAGTGCCAACGCCTCAGACGCCGCAAGCTCCCTGTCCAGCTTCCGCGCTTCGTCGATGTCTACCCTGATCCCCAACTGTTGCATACTAACACCGAACTGATGCAACCAGTTTTCTTGCGGTTCAAGGTGAGGCGACCCCCGCGTCTTTAGCGACTCGCGAAGACTCTTGTGTACTGAGATGCCGGTCGCAATGTCGTCTCCATTGTACGACCAAAGCTCAATGTCGGATTGTGTATTCAGCGCAACGTGATCCGCCTTCCAGGCATCTAGCATTGGAGTACGCCATGCTGCTAGGAAACCTAAACGATGACGTAAACCATCCCCAAGAAGGAGATGCTCGATCAGTGTGTCATGTTTGAATAGGAAATCCATTCCGTATCGTAGGAGAACCTGACGGTCGTAATGGTTTGCGTTGTGCCCAATAAGACGATGAGCATTCTTCAGAATCCACGTGCAGACTGCATCGAACAGTGCCTTGTCATTCAGTCCCCATAGTGCATGACCCTTCACCGATCGGTATGGAATAATGGCAGCGAACTTCTCGTTGCCGATACCGATGCAACGCAGTCGGCAAGTCATTGGATCCTTACCGTCTGTTTCTACATCAAGTTCCAGTTCCTCGTCAGGATCCCACTGAGCACAGGCGTAGTCGAAGCTACGCACATTCTTGACTATCAGCTTCTTTGGCTTCAGCGGTTCGAGCTTCTTGGTGAACCAGTCGATTCCCTTCTGTATTCCATCTCGAAACACCTCCGGCCATTCAGGAGTGCGCAACACGAACGCAGGATGCACGGAATAGAAATACTTGACTCCGTTCCGTTCCTCCCCGCATCCGTGCATTGCCATGATCGACGTTTGCTTTCCGCGAACAGCCGATGCAGCCTCCCCCCCCATGACCAACACATGCCGGAATCCTTCCAGATCCCGAAGCATCCGACCGCGACAGGCATCAATCGGATCGCGCAGACCCCTGCCCTTTGCCCATGTGCGGATGATACCCAACTGGTCTTCGGGTGGTCGGCACGCTGCCGCATTTAAGATACGCACGTTCTTCCGCTTGACGTGTGCTGCCTCTAATGCGGGCTGAAGTACCTCCTGCCCGCACTTGCCACAGAAGTTCCGACCCTCGATTGTCTCCGTACGACCAGGAGTTTCCCCCAACAGTGCGATCTTGTCGTCTATGTGACACGTAACCAACACAGGGATAGGCTCACGCTCCTCAACCTTGTTGTACCACGCGCGCAAGGCGCAATGTTCACAGTCGGCACCAGTTGGGGGTTGGAACATTACGGCTTACTCGCCCCGAGAGTTCGATCGTCGTAGGACAAACCATTGTAGTACACCGGGGGACCGACCCGCCGGCGTTCTAACTCAGCGATGCGCTCGGAGTCGGTAGGCACTATTCCCCTCCGATTGCGATCTGTTGGAGCTGATGCAGTCGTCTCTCCGCGATTTTGAGGCGTTTCCGCAGCATCTTGACGTGGTATGCACGCTTCGCGATAGCTCGCTGCACGGCAGATTCTTTCGTGCGCTGTGCGAACCTGGATACCAGCCTGACCCATTTCGGCGGGTCCTGCACATGACCGCCGGGGTACCGCTGAATCCAAGCGCCTGCCGAAGTGACTCGCGTCACAGTCCATTCCTCGCATCGAACATTCGCGTGGGAGTATCTCCGCCCCATCCATTCTCCAGAAAGGTCGAACTCCCCTCGGTAGACCGCCGCATCGACTACACGGTATAGCACCTGCCCCAGGACGTACGGATCGGTAGGCATGACTTACCCCCTCGCGCCTGTAGAGGGACGAGACAGGATGACGATCTTGTCGTACTGTGCGATGTGTTCGAGACGGAAGAAGTACCCGGACGGGAACAGCACGGCCTGGACGATCAGGCGTGCGAGATGCGACTTGCCGCTCCCCGGTGCTCCACGGATCTCGATGGTCATGATCGGGCGGCCGTCTTCGTTCTTGACACGCATCACAGCACCACCACTTCAGCCGAGTTGGCTGCACTGAAGTCTCCGCGTTCGTCCCAGGTCACGTCGTTGACGATCCAGTCGATCGCCTGACCTACACTCAGACTGAGGAGCTTCCTCTCGTTGTGGTAGAGTGTGACTTCCAGTGAAGAGAGTTTGACCTCGCCGTCTTCGTACCCACGAAGGCCGTCCGCGATGTCTTGAAGTAGCCTGTTTGCATGTCGATAGTAGTTCATCTTATTTCTCCCTGATGGGTCGGGGCATCGAGTTAGCTGTCTACCTTCGATTCCGATTATATCGGTTGCCCCGTTATTCTTCTCGGTCGAGCCGAGTGCTGTTCAGTCTGCGATGTAACCGGGTGGAGTCACCCTCATCTTCTTCACTCCGGGGTGCAAACCGCCCGGTTGCCTATTGCCGGACGGATTGCGGGGGAGAGATGGGGAGTACCGACCGTGATGATGGAATCGGTCGGCACCCCCCACCCCCGGTACCGACTAAGTGTCCAGGAACGCCAGGGCGTTGTCGTCGGCGTCATCGTCGGAGTCGGTGTCGTCGGTGGACTCGACCTCCGGTTCGATCTCGGCGTCGGGGTCGGGCTCCGGGGTCTTCGTTTTCGTCGCCGTCTTGGTCGGCTTGACCGGCTTCTCTTCCGGCGTGACCTCGATGTCGTCGTCGTCGGTGTTGTCGCTGTTGGAGATCGCCTTCTCGTACTGCGACTTGGTCAGCCACGAGAAGTGGGGGAACCCTCCCTCCTCGCTCGGCGGGGCATAGTCGAAGTACACGGAGCGCTTGGCATCGATCAGCTTCTTCGCGAGCTTTTCGGGATCGACCCGCTTCTTCAGTGCCTCCTTGGGATAGCCGCCGCTGACGAACATCGCCATCAGGTACGGCGCTCCAGAGGGCATCGAGAAGCCCTCTCCAACCAGACCCTCAGGGGTCGAGATCGAGAACTGGTAGCGATCCTTCTCGGCCTTGTAGGTACACCCGACCATGATCCCCTTCTTCGGACCCTTGGTCAGAACGACGTAGCCCTGCGCGGGCTCGGTGTTGGTGAAATCGACGGTGGGCATGACCCATCCTCCTTGTTGGTTGTTCCCCCTTTGACTTTTGACCTTCCAACCGGGGGGAGTCGGAGGTGTACTGAAATCAGATGTCGGCCAACCCACCGATCAGTCGGTTGACCCAGTTGTCGGCGTCGCTCGCAAAGTACGTGCGCGCGTACCCGGTGAAGAGAGCGTACCCGATTCGGCCGCGCGCTCCTTTGTGATCCTTCGCGAGCTTAGCGGCCCACGACTTGAACACGTCCTCCTGTTCAGGATTCTCATTCAAGTCCTGCATGATCTGATCCGCAACCTTGTCGATCCAGGTCAGGTCTGCCGGCCAAGCGATCTCGTAGCCCTGAGCACGTAGGAGTTCTCCCAGGTGTCCGGGGCATACAGGAGTTCCAACTGCACCGCGGTCCCGTGCAATGAAGTCGTCGCTGGTTCCGAAGTCGATCCAGTATTTCCAGAACAGTTTGCCCTCGACCGGAACCATTCGCCCGATCGCTTGCATCAACCCCGCGAAATCCTCCGCAGAGTTTCCGCTGATCTTGGGGCCTCCCCGCCGGAGTCGGATTCCGAAGTTGGGCTTCTCGGGATCGTCCTGGAACTTCATCGCGCGTTCGTGAACGATGATTACGACGTGCCCTCCGGCTTCGTTGACCTTCACGCACGCGCGCCCGAGCGCGCCCACGATGTCAGCGATCTTGTTCAGCTTCGTGTACCCTATGACTCCCGAGGTATCGTCGTCGATCATGTAGTTCAGGTCGTCGATCAGGTAGAAGGGCACTCCGGGCTTCAGCGCAGCCGTGACCTTTCGAGCTGAATGTACGACCGCCCTTCGTGCGTCGAACCCGAAGATCCGACGAGCGGGGTCCGCACCATCTTCATTGTAGAGAAAGGCAACCCCTCCTGACCCGACCAGGGTTGCTCCCGCAGTTGTCTTCCCGCTACCCGGGGGAGAGTACAAACAGATCGTCTTGCCCTTCACTTGTCACCTCGAAATGGAAGCATCCCGGTCAGGCAGTACCCGACAAGATCACACGGACGATACCGATCGCGACACGTGTGCTGTGTGAACGACGCCGGCTGTTTCTGCCAGGGTAGATGCGCGAGAGAATCGCGCAGGTCGTCCCAGAACGAGAGTGTTGCGATCGCATCTTCTACGGCTTGGTCAGCATCGGGAAGCGGGTCGAATGCAGTGGCCCTCTCCCGATTATTTCCGGTATACCGTTTGTTCACTCGCCCGATGATGACGCCGCCGAAGTTCTCTTTCCAGAGTATCTTTCCGAACAGCCGGTACAGAATCATCTGAATATCTGCCACGTACTGATCGAGAGTCTGCCCACTAATCTCGAAAGCTGTCTTGTGATCGAGAATCCAGTACCGACCGTATGGATCACGCATTACGAGATCCGCGCGTCCGGTAAGTAGCCGCGCCTTTCCATGCGACTTGACCTTGAACCGGTACTCCTTCTCGATTGCTATGATCGTCCACTTGCCGTAGTAGTCCTGCCATGCTGGTAGGTAGAATCCAAGCCATCGACGGCAGTCGTCATAGCCCTTCTGCGCGGGTCGCTTCCCCACCTCTTCGATCGAGAGGTGAGCTTTCAGCCGCATCGCCTCTTGACCGGGCATGACATCTACGCCGGCGAGGCGAGCCAGGTCGTGCGCAATGCCGAGATGGAACAGGCCACCCGCGTACAGCGCCTGTGCTGAAATCGTGATCACACCTGCGCGTGCTGCGGCAGCCTTCCGAAGGCACAGCATATCCATAGCGTAGCCGTGACTTCCCCGTTCGGATGGCCCCGGGTCGATCAACCCGTTCGGCCCGACTGTTACCTCGCAGTGCACTTTACCCATTTCACCTAACCGTTTAACTGTAAGCAGTTTAGCCGGATGGCCCACTGCTGTCAAGTGCGTACGGATTACTTCTTGAAGTCAGCTTTCCGCATGAGTAGGTCGAGAATCGGATGAGAATCCATCGCCCTCTCTGAAAGCCGACGAGTGAAATCCTGCGACATCTCGTCGTCTCTTCTCGTACCGGTCGGTAAATCAGCCGTCATGCCGACAACGATGCAGCCGACCACGAACAGTACCAGGGGGGTGGGGGGCCGTTCGGCCCACGGATCACGGATTGCTCGTGTCACCTTGCACCTCCGGTTCCTTCGTGGCGAGATGCGCTACGTGTTCCAGGTCGAGAAGCGGATCGACTTCAACCAGAAGACCGGTCAGAAGTCGCGCGAGGTCCTCTTCGCTATGCTCTCCGATGTCCCGCACACCGTTGCACAAGCGCGCGATGACCGCACCGAGCGAGTCGAGAGGGATCCGGTAGCCGCGTTGGTAGAACTTGAGTACACGAAGCATCGACCCACCGGCATCCTCGTTGCGAGCGGGACTCGTGTAGATCAGGCGCTTCGCGGCGAGGTCGGCGTAGTAGGTGGGATCGCAGATCCCGATCCACTTGTCACCGTTGAACCAGATCGCCGCCTTGGCGATGGTGAAGTCGAATGATTCGACCGCCTGGTACGGCGTGTCGAACGTCCACCTGTGGATGACCTGAACCGGCGGACGGAAATCGATCGTAGAGGCGTTCGCGGTCTTGTAAACGCGCTTCCCCGCGGCCAGTTCGTTCACCAGCGCGTGTGCGTCTTCTTCTGATGCGACCAAGATGTCGATGTCGTTGACCGACTCGTTCGTGATCGCACACCGGATGAATCCACCTGCGATGAACGTGCGACTCGGGCGGGATTCGAGAGCCAGTCGGACGGCGCGAGGGAGGCGCCGAATGGCCCAGGAGATATCGCGCCAGTGTAGAGTTTCCATTTCGGATGTCATGACTTCTTTCCTCTCATGAGTTGCGCTCAGTGTTTTCCATTCTTTCTGTAGACCTTGAAGGTCTTCATGGTATGTCCCATCGCCGTATCGTACAGCCCCGTGAACTCGATGCGGAGAGTCTCTCCGATATTGATCTCGGAGGTCTCGACCGTATCGATCAGTTGCGTTCCCGTGACGTAGAAAGTTTCTTCCTCGACATGTAGGAGCACACGGGAATACTCTCCGTACATGCCCTCGGCTACGCGAAGCCCTCCGAACACACCAGTCAGGCATTCCCCCGATGTGCGCGGATTCCATGCACGGGGGGCCTTTACTTCCGACCAGTTGGATGCGCCCGTCTTCTCAACGTGTCGGATTTTGCCCTTCGCTGCGGCGAGGGCATTCCTCACGTTCGCGTAGCTTCGCGAGGTCTGGATCTCTTCTCCGTCCTTGCTCGCCGTGTACGACACGCGGCCACTCTCGGTGAGGAAGCACTTGATCGTCCAGCTACGGTATTCGTGCATTTCGGATGTCATGACTTCTTTCCTCTCATGAGTTGTGCGTAGTCGTCCAGGATGAACTGCCTTCCACTCAAGTAGTCACGTTTCCCGCGTGTTCTGACTCATCATCTGCTCTAAGGAATGAGAGAGTCAATCTCTTCAAACGTAGGGAATATTCCCTCGAACCTGAAGCCGCGGTCGTCGATATAAAGATGCGCGTACGGTTTGCCGGCGCCGGTCCACCAGTCGAGTTGATTCACGACTTGGTAGGAGAATCCGTTACTGATCATCCACTGCCGGAGAGCACCGATGATCACGAACGGATTGGGGGTACGCACACCCTCGAACGTGCCTTGCTGAAGTCGTGCTGTGTGTACGATCACGTCGTAATGGATGACCGCCTTCGCGAGGAAGTTGATTACACCGAGAACGGGCGAGCCCTCCAGTGTCGTGACTCCAAGCCATTCCCCGCCGTAGATCACGCCGTCGAAGTCGATGGCCAGGACCCTTCTCACACTGCTCTCCTTGCCGTTTCGACGAGTCGCCTCAGCATGTCGGACTGACTCCGAGTACCTGAAAGAGCCTGCTCGATCGCTGCGGCCTCTTCATCACCGACCACCTCTGCGACAGTCGGTAGCTTGTCCAGCAGCGACTCGTGAATGATCTCTTCCACGCTGCCTCGAATGAGCGGATACCGCACGAGTACCGGGCGGGTTTGTCCGAGCCTGCTTACACGTCCTTCCCATTGAATAATATGCCGGGGCGTCCATGGCAACATGACGACGTAAAGAATATCAGTGTCCTGCAAGTTCAGATACTCACCCCAAGCGTACCCGGTCCCCACGAGAATACATCCCCCTCTGTGATCCATATAGGCGTGTCGAATCCTTGTACGTTCCTGACTCGGTGTAGACCCATGAGCCATCCAGACTGGAACCTGAGAGCTTACCGCGCTGACCTTCTTTGCAATCTCTTCCCCCAGGCGTTCGCAGTCTTCCACCCGCCCGGTGAACACCAGCACCTTTGCTCCTCCGAGGGCATCGCGCACCGCGTTTTGCACCGTCCAGCTTCGCTTACGGCTGGCCGTCTCGCAGACGGCGGCCTCTGTAATGGACTGCTCGTCTCCAGAGCGCACAGCGGCACGGCGAGCCTGTGTAGCCTCCCGACTCGCCCCGTTCAACTCGACGGGGGACAACCAGATCAACTGCCGGCGCTTTGGAGGTAGCGCGGCGTTGATGACCGAAGCGGGAACCGTCTTGACCAGCGTAGCCAATCGCTTGTTCAGTTGCCGCGTGTTCGATCGTCCCTCATAGCGGAACCCGTAACCGTCATGCTCTCCCGCGCAGTAATGCAGACCGAATCCGTGCTTGTTCCCCCAAGCCATCGGTTCGAGCAGGTCAAGCTGAGCGAAGAGATCGATCAGCAGGTTGCTGATCGGAGTAGCCGTGAGTTCAAGCCGGTTGCTTGCATTGCGCGCAAGCACCATAGTCGCCGCCGTGCGTGTCTCTTTCAGACGGTAGTCGGTTTCTCCGTCCTCATCGACTACCTCCGTCCACCGTGACGGGTTCTTCGCGTAATGCGTTTCGTCGAATGTGATGGCGAAGGGCGCGAGATTCTCACTGATCCACGCCCACCACCCCAGATAGAAATCGCCACGACTGCCAGGATGTAATGTCTCCCAACCGACGAGATACACAGTCGGATGCTCAACCGGGCGTACTTCTACATTCGGGAGCCATGCGCCTGACCGCTTTCGCACCGCGCCTCGAACGCCTTCGAGTACGACGGTATCGAACGCAGTGCACTGACGTATCTCCTCCCGCCAAGTGTCGATTGCACCGCCCGGGACGGCGACTACCATCCGTCGTCCGCTCATCCACAAACGGAGAAGCTGCACAAGCGCGACGACAGTCTTTCCACCGCCAGGTTTGATCCAAGTTGCCCACGACGGAACCGAAGACATACCGGCAACGATGTCTGCCTGGTAGTCCTTCAGTTCCCACGGCGCGGACCAGTGTGCCGACTTATCCAACATGCGGCGCAGTCGGTCACGATCGAAAGCCGGTGGTCTCCAACCCCCCACCCCTGGTACTACACCGGAAAGGTTCTTTGGTACTTTCCAGATTCTCCCCCACTTACGGACGCCCGGAATCGACTGAAACCGAGCGTCCAGTTCTCGAAGGAAGTTCCAGTTTCTTCTGTCTTCTGGTCCCTCGAAAGGGACTTTGATCGGCATGCAGACCTCTCAGGATTTCGGGGCCGACTTCCTGGCGGGTCCTTCGGATCCGACTCGCTTCATCAGGGCTTCGGCCAGCCAATCGGCAATCATGCTGGTGTCCCGCAGGTACCCGACCCCCTCGACGGTCAGGCCGGGAGCGGCCTTGAACACATCGGCCACCGCTCGATTGACGACAGTGGGATCCTTGGTGTGAATCCCCGTCCGCCGAAAGAACGGCCGGCTAGTCAGGAACTCGACCGCCTTCTTGGCTTCAGGCGTCTGCCCGGCGGACAGGTCGATGGTGGAATCCGACTCCTCCAACCCTGACTCGTCGGCGGGCGGCCTGAACGACTGGATCATCCTTGCTTCTCTCGAACCCGGAGCTTGAATGGACTCTCCGAGTTCTTCAGGCGCACCGTCCGACTTGTCTGAGTCGGTCGGCTTCAGGGCGTTCTCGGCGGCCTTGCGCCGATCGGCTGCCAGCGTCTCGCGCGTGACTGCCGGTTCGATCCTGAGTTCCTTGACGATGGCGTTGTACGCGGTCGTTCCCTTCTTCGGCCTGTAACCGGCGTGCGTACGCCCGGTCGGGTCCTTGATGATGATGATCTTGTCACCGTTGTACGCGTACTCATAGCCGCCGAATCCCTTCTTCGTCTGATATCCCTCGGGAGTCTCATACCCACGAGGTTCGGGAGACGAGTCGTCGGTACCAGGGGTGGGGGGCTCCTCACCGTCCCCCCAGGCTGCCCGCTGTTTCTCGACCTCCTGCACGGCCGGTTTGACCCGGGTGGTGTCGAGATCGAACGGACGAGATCCTCCCGACCGGCGGATCTTCCCCTCGTTGCGGGCTCGCACGGCGGCCTCCTTCAGTGCTTTGTAGTCTTGACTCATCGGTACCTCCTTTCTCGAAATCTACCCTACGCGTTGTCGTTTGTCCAGAGCGCTTCGGCGCTTCCCCCCATAGTAGCTGAAGAATGGGTGCATCATCTCACCGTATACGTGTGTGTTACGATCTTCACATACGACCCAACGTAGTGCAGAACGGTCACTCTCTCGATCTCCGTCCGATCGCAATCCCGGACCACCAGATCCCGTCTGCCTTTCGAGGAAGTTGAGTCACACCACGGTCGGATAGGGCTTCCTTGAAGCGCCGGTTCGACCACGGATTCTCCCTTCGGTTGGTCGCCCACTCCTTGTACGCATCGTATATCTCAGCGGCCTTGCACTTCTGGTCGCCACCGAGACGGCAACAATCGGAAATGAAGGATCCGATGATGTCTTGCGATTCACGGTACGCTAAGGTCGCGGCGTCGACCAAGTCGAACTTGGGCAACCTGCTCGCATACCATGCCACCGCGCCGCGAACCATCCAGGCGAGGATACCTTGACCCTCCGCAAGCAGCTTGGCCTGTAGGTCATCGTCCTTCTTCTCGGGAGGAATCGTGACCGTGAAGGGAAGCAACTTGATCCGACGCCAGATCGCCAGGTCCGTCCCCATGATCTCCGGGCGATGATTGGACGAGAGCCATATCTTACCAGTCGGGCGGAACTCAAAGAACTCCTTGTATAGGAACCGAGCGGGTACCGTGTCCTGTCCGGTGAGCTGCTTCACGACCTGCTCGTCGAGGCGTCCTCTAGCTTTGCCCTCAGACGCAACGACGAACCGCGCACCGACCAACCTCGCCAGGTCGTTGCGCGGTCCATCGTTGCGTGTTTCCATGAACGAGTTGAAGTCCGCCTGTCGGGCGTAGTCGGCCATGACATGGCGTACGACTTCGAGGAACGTGCTCTTTCCGTTCTGGCCTGTTCCATGCATGAGAAACATGACCTGTTCGGATGTCTCACCTGTCAGGCTGTACCCGAGCGCGACTTGAAGGAAGCGCGCGTACTCCTTGTCGCCATTCAGAATCTCGCTCAGGAACTTTCCCCACAGTGGACACTTGGCTTGTGGGTTGTAGGCGACCGGGGACTGATTCGTGATCAGGAGGTCGCGATTGTGAGGGTACAACTTCCCGTTTCGCAGATCGACGAGCCCGTTGCTACAACCGAACAGATGCAAGTCTTGGTCGAGATCGCTGGCCACGACCGGCACACCCACTTCGGTCTCGGCCACTCGCACCATCGCGGACAGAGCGCCGGCGGACTCCGACTTAGAAGCCCACTTACGCATGGCCTTGGCAAGATCGGTGTCGGTCACGTGTGCAGCATGATCTTTGATCATACCCGGAACGGTCTTGGCGAAGCGATGGATCTCTCCGTCTTCGTCCCCCACCCACCTGGTACCGTCCCAGATCAGCCAACGCTGAGCAGACACGTTGAATCGAATGCGACCGCCGAACACACGGACCAAGCGGCGCGCATTGCCGAGGTCACTGAGCGGCGCGAAGTTCGCATCGTATCCAGCCATCGACTGCGCGATGGCTACGATTTCATCCTCTGCCAAGGGGGGGTCACACAACCGCGTATTGACCGCGAGTAGCACCTCCTCGATCAGCTCAGGTCCGGCACCGCGCCCGCGGAGCCAACCGCCTATCTTGGCAAGTTCGCTGTTGCGAGCGCCGGAGGGAATGATCTCGGATAGGTCGGTCGTCGCGTCGAGATAGACATCCTCTCTCGCCTTGCGAGACAGCGCGTCGAGGAGCCACTGTGGAATGTCCGCGAGTTGGGTCGGATCTCCTCGAAGGGTCGTGTACTTCTGCCCGCTACGATGAAGCGTCGGGGGCGCGACCGCGATGTTGCCGGTCGAGAGGAACTCGATTCCCGACCATGGTTTGCACGCCCGAGGCATCTCCATGCCGTTCGGTACGTTGAACCAGAAGTGTGCGCCGCCCCCTCCGGTTTGTACCAGGTGGGTGGGGGGGAACTTCCCATACTGATCAGTGAGTTCTCGAAGCGACTTGAACCCCCCCGACTTCTTGTCAACATCCAGCACGACGATTCGACTGTCCTTTCCTGGAGCAACGCCGATCCCCGCATTGGGAAACGACCGCCACCAATCACGGATAGTCGTCTCGTCACGTGTTGCCGATTTCCACCCGCCCTGCACGCGCGGATGCTTGGCTGCGTGCCCACAGTCTTTGCCGGCCGCGCAAGCGCAGCGGTCGCCTTTCCACTCGAATAGCGGAACGACTGCAACTCCAGCCTTGGCGAGGGCCAATGCAGCGCGGAGCATGACTACTCCGCGATGATGTTGTACAGTTCTTCGGGCTCAGTGTAGATGCGCATGAAGGCGCTTTGGTACTTGACCCCCACGGCGCGCACGAGCGTATCGATCGCTTGAGACCGGTCGATCCCGAATGCACGTTGGATCACGTCTAGTGTTTCCATGGCAGTTCGAGACAGTCTGACTGTAGCCTGCTTGTCTCTGACTTCTTCACTGTTAGACATTGCTATCTCCCGTTGGGTACTGTAACACGGCGTTGAATGGACGGCCAGTGTAGCCGAGATGTAGCCGTGCGATCGTCGAAAGCGAGCGTTGAATGCCGCATACTCGAAGAATGTACCCGTATGTAGCCACCGAGAGAGGAGTCCTTCAGTATATACTCTGATCCGATCTATTAAACAATACCAGACGGCTACACTACACTACACTGCCACGAGGTCATTCCAGGCGTCCTCATAGTCGCGCGCGTCTACCCTCCAGAGTATACAGTAGTTGTACAGTACGGCGCGTTGCAGCGACTCGGGAAGCTCGTCGAACATGATGCGACGACCGAGAATGGCGTGCATCCTTCCATACGCCGGGGGCCATCGCCTTCCACAGTTGCCCCTATAGACATCAGTATCAATCGAGACTGCACCGTGATACAGTTTAGACGCGCAAGTCGCATCTAAAGAATACTGGTCGTACCTCGTGTGTGGGACTTCCACACCGAAAGAATAGTCATTCCGCATCCTATCTTTCTTGTACGCTCCGGTATAGACCACTGTGTAACAATGGTCGTTTCGGTACACGCGTACCCATCGAGGGCACCCGGTTGGAAGCAGTCGCGCTCGACGCTCATCCGTGTCTTTCATTCACCTGTCCTCCGTAAGTGATCAATATAGCGATCAAACTCGACCGTTCCTGTACGGAACTCCAAGTAATCTGCGTTCGCATCGACGATTGCGACCTTGTTCTGATACGGCAGTGCACCTGCCACGAACTTCATGGCGTCCAGCAATGACTGTTCCTTCTGTATGAAAGCAGTTTCCTCAATGTATACTGTGTTGGCATTGCACTACCTGTCGAACGCAAGGCGGAAACCCAGGAAGAAGTCGCGGCGGGAAGGATCGATCCAGTTGCGGAGGGCGACCCGCACCCACGACGGGTCGCTGTTCCAGCCGCCGCCGCGGCAGACGCGGTCGGTACCTGAAGTGGTACTCGTCCACTGATGCACGAAACCGATCAGTCCGTATATTCCATCCGCGGTCACGATCTCCTCGTGAGAGTCGACTTCCGGTAGAATATCAAGGGGCCAAGTCGAGAAGTTGGGTTCTCTACTCCACACTTCATGCTTGATCAGCTCCTCCTCTGAGGGGAGCCGGCCGTTTACGAATGCTGCGTACAGCATCGAGTCGTTCCAAGACACGTTGACGACCGGACAACGCGGGTGGTGTCCGTGGTCGTCAGGCGTCTCCAATCCTGCCCACGTCAGGAAGTATTCGTACTCTTCTACTGTGACCAGATATGGCGATAACATGAAACGCTCCTGACCTTCGATGGCGAGTATCGACCACGCAGGTACTCGATACGAACTTCAGACGCAGCCGGCCTTGCTGCCCCGTTCCTCGACCGCCTACTGGATCCAGTCCCTCTCCGACTTCGGTGAGCACTGTTGAGGTGCCGTCCATTCCCGAGCGCGTCCGGACAGGATATGATCAGAGATGCAGTCATCGACGAAGTTGTTCCACGACTCTGACCGCATCGGGTAGTCGGGAGTTCCGTTCTCGATCTCACGGAAGGTTTCGAGATAGTCCGTCCACCAGAGGTTGATTGCTTCACGCTTGTTCATCCTACTTCCCCTTGTCTTTGACCAGAATGGTCAGTGTGTCTCTTTGTTCTTCTTCTTCGTACCAGGTAGATATCTTATCCCCGTTGCTGAATGAAACCGACTTCCTTTCTCTATCGGCAATCCACATGGGCCGGTATGCGCCCGAGTGGTGACGGAACGCGCCGGACCACTTTTCCACTTCGCGTTGGTCGGGCAACCGCATTTCATACCAAGCGGCCATGAGCATTGCGTCCGACCAAGATATCCGCGCCTCGCTGCCTACTCTCTCCTGACTCCGAATAGGCTCTCGAAGAGTCTCGGCGCAGTAATCCTCGAAGTCTTCGACCGTGATCGGTCCGAGGATATGCAATCTGGGTCGGCTTCTGCACCTACTCATCGAGGTCTTCTTCGCTGACCAGGAGTAGATTCCTCGACCGCACCGAGAGGGTCTATGACCGTCATCGGTACATCCGAGAATATCGGCCTCGCCAACCACTCGAATAGTACGGTAGCGTCCATGAACTCAGTCACGAACTGCCTGTGATTGCTCCCATCCATATGGAATACGGCGATTGCACCCGGGCCAGCATTAAGTAGAATCTCGATAGACCTGACCTCTGCGCTGTACCGCCGGATCCAGGATAGATTGTTTACCGAATGGTAGTTACCCGCTATGTCATACCAACCATTCATTCTCTCACCTTCACGATTCGACCCTCACTGATCAGTCGTCCGGCAAACGATAGTCTGTCCGCGACCTTCATGAGCATCTCAGGTCCACCGTTAATGGCGGTATCATGATCCTTGTAATGACGCATTCGGTAGGGGATATCTCCGACCATTCTATCCATGCGGAGAAGGATCTCTTTAGCCCGATCCGGTATGGTCGGTCTCGGGTTACGCCGGTGAGACACGGAACCTACAACGCGGAAGTTATCACAGAAGGATTCGATCGAATCCGGGCTGGGGTACGACTTGAGTGCGAGTACCAACCCGTTGTACTGCGCCAGAAGTTCGGCCATCGTGTTCCCGGTCGTATTCAACGGGCCGAACCCATCGAGCAGAGGGTCGCCCGTTCCAGCGGGAATGACCAGGGCGCCCCACCCGCCGGCATTCTGTCGCCAGGATCCATCGGCATAGATTTTCAGGTGTACACTCACAGCAGGTCACTCCCGAACTCGTCTACGACCGCCACTTGAATAGAGCCGAGGAACTCAATCTCGCGTTGCCAGTGCCTATTGGTATGCAGCGTCCGTCGATCACCACTGCTACACACGAGCGTCTGAACTGCACCGAGTAGGTCGGGAATGGTTCGATACGTTGTCTTTGCACCATCGATCCATGCGACATGCCCGGCCATTATAACTCCTCGATTAGCGTCGACCACGAATCCGTGTCGATCTGTATGCAGTCAGCAATGCCATCAATATGAACGATCATCGTTGGTACTATCTGCTTGCGTACCTGTCTAAGAGGAATAGCATACAGATCCGACTTGACGCCCAAGAACGTGACACGAAGCGGATCGCGTTCACCGTTCGACTCGATTGTGATAGACACCGAGTATTGACCTGACCCTAAGCAGACAATCACGATGTTCACAATGCGCTTTGAACAGCGGAGTTCATGTCTAATCTCTCCGAGACTACTGGTCGTGTAGTCAATGGATCCTGACATGATCACCGATTCCCCGATTCTCGTGCGCACGATCGACGGCGTGCATACCGGCGATCACCAGACACGTTCCCATCCCCAAAGCGATCAGCAGGATCACGATCGCCCATACATACGGAAGGTACTTGACCATCTATTCGTCCTCGAATGGAATGTTATCCTCACCGAGCAGTAAGTCGGCAAAGGCGTTGGAGTCGTACTCCTCTGTCGTCCCGAACTGGTCGATCACGCGGTACGTCTTTCCCGGAACGATCGGAACATCGTCCAGTTTAGGTAGCGAGCCGCATACTCTCCAGTTCTTTATCTGTGCGTAGACTCCCACGCCCTCTCCGGGGAGACAACCATAGTAGTCGAACTCGACGTATACATGATCGTCATACACGACGATCAAGATCGGAGAGAGAGCCCAGATAGGATGCGTGTTGCCTCGCATGATACCGACCAACGCTTGCCCGTCGTACCTAGTTCGCTCGTATGACGGATGCTCTTTCATGAATCTACCTCTTGCTACTCGCAGTTAGGATCTTGCACAGGTTGGTCAGGTCGGTACCAGGTTGGGGGGGCTGCCTCGAATGCTGGTCGTCCGCGATTCGGCGGTGAACCGTTCCTCCTGGACCTTCGGGGCGCGCACCCGAGGAGGGGGGCACGAACATCCTCTGTCTATACAGCACGAACCGGACTTGGGACCGGCGTTGTGGTTTAACAGGCGGGTTCAGGTCTTATTCATCTGCCTTCTGGTCGTAGCCCATTGCCATTCGAGCTACGCGTGACCATCCCGCCCGCCCCTCGCCTAAAGCATGTCCTCCAGGTCGTCAGCGCCGAGGAGGATCGTCACGTCTTCGCCCGCCTCCAGGATGCGAGCCGCCTCGTCGAGCGACTTGCGCAACTCAGAGAGGTCGCTACCGATCGCATTCTCGATCGCTTCGGCATTCTGGATCTCG